ACTTGGGGATTTTCCTACGACGAATGCAAGCAAGCATGGCAAGACTTTCGGGATCGCCATAAAGACCGATACCCGAGCGGTAATTGGCAACCCGTAGAACAAGCTTATTTGGATTCATTGGAGAACAATGAGAGCAGGAATCCCGAAGCAACCAAAGGAGACTTATGAAGACCAACGAAGAAAACAAACACGACGAAGCAACAAACGGCGGCGAGGTAAGGGATTTCCTGACTCGGCTGGTTATCTGGTCAAGGTGTCGACTCGGGGGTTGTGACTTCAGAATTGAGCAGGAGCTTTCACGGAACGCTGACTTGGTGCGGTGCGAGCGGTGCGGGAAGAGGTTTGCACACAAGCACACAGGAGATTTTTCCGGCTGCTATCTCCCGTGGACCAACGAGGTTAAAAAAACCTACAAGGCAATGGGAGGAAAATTTTGATAACAACGAGGACAGCCATGAATGAAGTGAGGAACGAACGAAATGAATTGGCTGATCCGTCTGGTTCAGCTCCGGTGATCGATGTATGCTGCGGGTCTCGAATGTTTTGGTTCGACCGGTCCGATGACCGGGCAATCTTCTTGGATAAGCGGTGCGAGACCCACGAACTGAAGGACAAGTCGAGCAAGGGCGGGAAGCGCACGCTTATCGTGAATCCGGACATCGTGGCCGACTTCACGGCGCTTCCATTCGAGGATGAGAGCTTCGCTCTCGTCTGCTTCGATCCCCCGCACTTCGTCCGTAACGGTGCAAAAGGGTGGGTCGGGCTCAAGTACGGGACGCTAAAAGGCGACTGGAAGGAGGAGCTTCGCAAGGGATTCGCGGAATGCTTCCGAGTGCTGAAACCCGAAGGGACGCTCGTCTTCAAGTGGAACGAATCGGACATCCCGGTCTCGCAGATCCTGGCGCTCACACCGGAGCGGCCGCTGTTCGGCCAACGCTGCGGGAAAACCGCGAAGACGCACTGGATGGTCTTCATGAAGCTGACGTGGAGAGCAGGAATCCCGAAACAACCAAAGGAGAACTATCAAAACCAAAAAGAAAACAAGCACGACGAAGTAACGAACGGCGGAGCGGCAAGGGATTGCCCTGACCCGGCTGGTTATAGGCAGCAACTGGTTGATCGACTAGACACTGTAAAGCGCTACCAAAAAGAGCTTCGTTCTGATGAGTCGCTTCGGATGGGAGATAGACATGACGCATACGTGCGCGGAAGATCTGAAGCTTACGAGACAGCTATCAGGGATTTCGATTTTTTCTATGAGTATTGAGACGACTCAGGGATATCTGATCGATGGGCGGCGGGATGAAAAGTGGATCCTTGGCACGGTTTGGCACGATCTGGGAAGAACTGGGGAGAAAAACAGACTTTTACGGACGGCGCAGGCCTGCCCGTATAGGTGGTGTGAGCACCGCCACCGCAGCATTGAAGCAGAGCCAGCAGTTGGCGCTGGATGGGTTCGCGAATCTGGGAGTGAAAACGGAATCCCTACCATCGGGCATTGCGGACGTGAGTGCGAAGGAACTGAAGTTCGTCAACAATCTGCTGAAGCACGGGCAGATGGCGCGGGCGGCGCTGGAGGCGGGGTACCAGGGCGAGAAGGACGGGGCGGGCGTCTGGGCCTCGAAAACGCTAAGGAAGGCTAAGGTATTTCGGATTTACCAGGCGGCGCTGTCACAAGTCAGCCAGGATGCGGACAAGCTGGTGGGCCGGGTCTACGAGCGCAGCGTGATGTGGCACGAGCGGGCGAAGTCGGCGCATGAAGCCATCGAGCAGGCGCAGGCGAAAGTGGAATTTTTGGAGCGGGAGCGGCAGGAGCGCATGGCCGAGGGCGTGCAGGACAGTAAACTGCACCGGGAGGCGATCAAGACGGCGGAGCGCGATCTGGCGGCGGCCCAAACCGATGAGCGACGGTATGCCGCGCTTGCCACGAAGGAGGATACTTTACTCGGCAGTTTGCTGGGCAAGCTGAACTTGAACGTGAACCTGAGCGGCGAAGTGGTGCACTACACCGCCGGAAACGAAGTCACGGAGGCCTTTGCGGTCAAACGGCGGGAATGGGAGGCGCAGCATGGTCGAAATTGATCCGATAGCCGCATCGCCCGTGGGCTTTGCCGATCTGGTGTTGGGAATCCCGACCTACAACTGGCAAGCGGCCGTGCTGTTCGACCTGGAGGGACCGGGACAGGTTTCGCTGAGATGCCCGAATGAGGCGGGGAAAACGACGCACGTCGCGGTGGTGGCGATCCTGTGGCACATGATGGTGTATCCGGGCAGCGTAACGGTGGCCACGTCGGGATCGTTTCGCCAGGTGAAATACCAGCTGATGCCGGCGCTTCGCCGGCAGAGCAACAACCCGGCGTTCCGGGGATGGGAGTTTCGCGAGACGAGCATCCAGGCTCCGAACGGTAGCATGTTCGTGGCGTTTTCGACGGACGATCCGGGCCGATTCGAGGGCTTCCACGATCTGCCTCAGATCAAGATCGGAGAGGACGAGCAGGGTAAGGCGATTATGGAAACGCCGCCTCTGTTTGTGCTGGTGGACGAAGCGAAGAGCGTGAAGCAGGCGATCTACAGCGCAATCGACCGTTGCCGTCCGACGCGTACGCTGCTGATGAGCAGCCCCGGCGGATCCACGGGGGATTTTTACTGGAGCTTCAACAAGAACCGGGCGCTCTACCGTACCCATGCGGTGGGGCTGGAAGACTGTCCGCACCTGGACCGGGAGAAGATCGGCAATATCATCAAAAAGTGGGGCGAGGATCATCCGTTCGTGCGTAGCTCCGTGTATGGCGAGTTTGCGCCGGATCCGGACGCGGGGAACGTCATCGACAGCGCGTCGCTCGAACTGTGCCTGGCGCATCCGCCGCAATTCCAGCCGGGCGACCGGCACGCGTTTGTCGACTTCGCCGCAGGTGGGGACGAAAATGTGTTGGCATTCCGTGATGGTAATCAGGTGCATCTCGTCAAATGCTGGCGCGAGCGCAATACGATGGCGGCGTGCGGTGAGCTGATCCGGCAATTCCGCAAGCTGGGCCTTGATGCGGACGAGATCAGCGGGGACAACAGCGGGCTGGGTAAGCCGATTATCGACCGGCTGCATGAGCTGGGATGGCCGATCCGCCGGATCGAGAACGGAGCGAAAGCCAGCGACCCGCGCGCCTACAAGGATTTGATCAGTGAGCTGTGGGGCCGCGGTGCGAAGGTAATCGCCGATCGAGAAATCATCCTGCCGAACGATGACGACCTGATCGGGCAGTTGACCACGCGGCTGTGGGATGACCGGACCAGCGACGGGGCGCTCAAGGTGCAGAGCAAAAAAAAGATGAAGGCCGACGGCCTGCCGAGCCCGGACCGAGCGGACGCGGTGCTGGGCAGCCTCATGGCTCCCACGCCCGAGCGCGTGAACCTCACCGAGAACAGCAAATCCATCCGCCCGGTGACCGAGTGGAAGGAAGAGCAAGACGAACAGGAACTTTGCGCCGGCTTCTACGCCGGCTGATCGACCGATGGCCTGCCCGATACATGACGAAATCCTCGACGCGCTGACGGACCGCGACAGCTGGGAGAAGAAGCAGGAAATCTTCTACACCATGCGGCACGACGGCCTGCGCCGGAAGAACAAGCCGTATTCGGGAGCGGCCGACCTGCACTTTCCGTTGATCGACACGAGCATCGAGAAGCTGAAGCCGTTCTACTACAATCAGGTCTTCCAGGGGCACAATCTGGCCAGCTTTGTAAGCAAGGCGAAGGACGCGGGCGGACCTAGCGCGATGGAGGCGGGCGAGTGGTTCGACTACACGCTGACCGAGGAAACGGACTTCATCGAGGAATTGCCGAGCATGATCGACTACATGCTCCAGCGGTTCCGCGGCATCCTGAAGGCGCGCTACTGCCCGATTGAAAGGAAGCTGAAAATCGAGGCGGTCGATCCGCTCTATTTCGTTGTGCCGTCGAGCGCGAACGGCATCGACGACGCGGACTGGTTCGTGCACGTGAAGCACCTGACCGTCGCGCAATACAAGCGCGAGCGCCGTTACAACCAGGACCCGACACTGGTGAAGAAGATCCAGGGCGGGACCGACATGGCGGGCGACACGCTGGACGACGAGAAAAAGCGCCGGGAGGGCCTAACCTACACCCGAGACAAGAACCAGATCATCCTTTGGGAAGCTTACTACAAAACGGCCACCGGCTACACGGTATACGAATACGCGCCGGAGCATCCGCGCGAGCAGATCCGGGCGGCCTATGCGCTGACCACGAAGTGGCAGGACAAGGTGCTGGCCCCGTTCGTCGACTTCCCTTTCGAAGTGAAGGACAAGGGCTGGTATAGCCCGCGCGGTGTGGCGGAACGGCTCGCTCCGTTCGAGGCGGCGCTGTGCAAGACCTGGAACGCGAAGAACGACCACCTGGACTACTCCAGCAAGCCGCTCTTCACCGGTCTGCGCGACGGGACGAATCTCGGCAAGAGCCGTATCCAGCCGGGCGAAGTGTTGCCGGACGGGCTGCAGAAGGTCGACATGGGTAATCCGCCGGCTTCTCTGGACCAGGAAATGATCAATACGCGCCTGACCGCGGAGCAATTGATCACCATGCCGGACGTGGGTATCGGCAGCCCGCTGAACACGGACGACAGCAAGACCGCGACCGAGGTCAACACGCTCCGGGCGCTGATGGGGCAGGGAATCGAGATGCGTGGCGGGATCTTCCGCAATCGCATGGCGCATTTCTACACGCTTTGCTGGGCGCTGCTGGTGGCCTACACGAAGAAGGACGGGCCGCTGGCCTACATGGTCGGCGACGAACCGAAGGAGCTGAAACCGGACGCGCTCCACCAGGCCTATTTGATCCGCCCCAGCGGATCGCCCGACATGTGGAACCGCGAGCGGCGGATCCAGCAGGCCCGGCAGCGGCGCACCGCCTACGCCAACCATCCGAACGTGAACCAAGAGGAGTTGGTGAAGATGGAGCTGGAAGCCGAAGACGCCAGCCTGGTGAAGCGCCTGTTTATCCCGAGCGGCTTGACCGAAGCGCGCGAGGCCGAAGACGAGGCCATGGAAATCACCAGCCTACTCATGCACGGCTACCCGGCACAGGCCATGCCGAACGAGAACCACCTGCTGCGGCTGAAGATCATTATCGGTAAGCTCCAGCAGCTGGGCGCGACGGGCCAGCCGGTCGACCCGATCGCCCAACAGCGGATCTTCGAGCACATACAGATGCATTTGCAATTCCTCCGCGAGCAGGACGCCAGCGCGGCGAAGGAAGTCGAGCGTGTGCTGGAGCAGATGATGCAACCCCAGCAATCGCAGCAACCCCAGTCTCAACAACCGCAATCCCAATCCCAGGAGACCGCCGCCGGATGAAACGCTTATTCCACCGCATCCGCCTGATGCTGCTATTCTCGCGCCAGTGGCCACTGTGCAGCCGCCTGGAGCCGGAATGGACCGAAGCAGACGCGGAGGTCCTGCGGCGCTACTTCCACACGCCGAGCGGACGTAAGCTGATGGAGATCATGCGCCACCGGGAGCAGGGCAGCAACAGCGGCGCGGTGCTGGCACCGGGCAAGCGACGCACTTTTACCTGCGGCTTCGCGGCCGGCCAGCGCGGCGCGTTCGCCTGGTTCTACCAACTCTCGCATGTCGGGATCGAATCCGACGACAACGGGAAGCCTTCGGACGGGGCCGAAGACTTCGCGCAACGCCATACCCCGTAACCCAGTATGATCAACGCAACCATAGAGCCGGAAACGGCACCGCAAGAATCCGACACCGTGGATGACATCGACGCGCTAATCGCCGCCGACGAAGCCGCCGAGTCCGAACAAGGCCTGGAAAGCCATGGAGCGGGAGATCAGGCCCCCGCCGGAAAAACCGAAGACGGCTCGACAACCGACAGCCAATCACAATCCGAATCCGGCACTCGTGCTTCCGAAAGCGAAGCCGGTGCGAAAACCGAAACCAAGGGCGGCGAGGAACCGGAAACGAAATCCGGATCCGAGACCGACGACGGCAAAGGCGGCGACAATAAGCCGCCCGAGAACGAAACCCCCTATCAGCGGGCGAAGCGCGAGGGAAAAGAACGCGAAGCGCGGGCATGGCAAAAGATCGAGCAGGAAAAGGCTCAGATCGCCGAGCGCCAGCGCATCCTTGACCAGCGCGAGGCCTCCATGGGCCGCCAGAAGCCTGAGCAGGGACAGCAGCAGGCGCAGGACAAGCAGTACTCCAAAGCCGACTACGAGACGGCGGCGAAGAACTGGAAAGCCGAGGCCGAACAGCTGGAAAAGGAGGGCAAGTTCGAGGAAGCCGACCAAAAGCGGGCACTCGCCACCAGCGCGGAAGAACTGGCCAAGGAAGCGCCGGAAAAGCCCGCCGATGAAACACCAGGGCAGGCGCAAGCCTCCCCCACCCAGCAACTGACCTCCGAGCAGCAGGCACGCTTCAACCAGGAGCAGCGCCAGGCTTGGGAACAGGCTAAGAAGGACATCCCCGAGTTGACAAAGAGGGACAGCCCGGTCGCCAAAAAGGTGGGTGAACTTCTGCGCGGCGAGATGGCCGGCGCCATGTATCTGCCGAAGGGCCCGGCCGCTGTCGCGCGCCTGGTGAAAGCCGAACACACGGCGGCACGAGTGCCGGATTTGGAGAAGAAGATAGGCGAACTCGAAAAGCGCAACGCCGAACTCGAGGCCGCGACGACACCCGGAGCCGGAGGCAACGGGCCTGCTCATCAACCCACACGGGACTTCGACGAACTTTCCCTGGAGGAACAGGAAGCGGAGCTACGGAAGGAGCTGAACGTCTAGCGGCCCCGGTGGCGGTTATGCGCATTTCTTCACACACCAATCCATAAGGAAACATTACCATGGCAATGACCACCACTTCCAATCCGTCTTCCCAGGCGGATAAAATCCAGAAGCACTTCTCGAAGAAGCTTCTGCAGCACGCGATTTTCAAACTGCAGTTATCGCAGTTTGCGGTCGAAAGCGAGCTGCCGAGAAACGCCGGTGCCAATTCCGTGCGCTACTTCCGCCGCCGCGTCGCCAAGTCCGACGACGTTGTGGAACTCTCGGAAGGCGTGCCGATCAGCACCTTCACCGAAGTCGACATGGAGTATGTCGATGTGAGCCTGAAGCAATACGGCGAGGCCGCGAAGATCACGGACATCGTGACCTACACGGACCTCTTCAACATGCTCCAGCAAAGCATCGAGGGGATGGCCGAGGACTGCGCCCTGCACGCCGACAAGACCATACGCAACGTGATCATCGCGGACATGCTCAACAGCGACAACGGGCACGAGCGCTTCGCCGGCGTAACGCCCACCGGAAACAGCAGCGCGGACTTCGGCACCTTCGACGCCCTGAGCGCCGCAAACGCGAAGTTCACCCGGCTGGCCGCCCTGGGAGCGAAGACGCAGCTGGCCCACCACACGGTGCGCGCGCCGAAGATCAACGGCAAATACGTCGCCCTGATCACGGCCACCAACGTGCACGACCTCACCCAGGACGACGATTGGCTCGAAGCCGCCAAATACAGCCGCCCGGACAAGCTCTACAAGGGCGAGATCGGCGAGCTGGACGGCGTGAAATACATCGAGCACGACAACCCGTTCGTCGAGGACGACACCTACGGCACCTTCGACGCCGCCGGGGACAACTACACCACGATGTTCCTCGGCCGCGGAGCCTTCGGTTGCCCGAAGCTCGCCGGGTCCAAGAGCCCGAAAAAGCCGCAGATCATCGTCAACGACAAGGCCGACAAGAGCGACCCGCTGAACCAGTTCATCACCGCAGGGTGGAAGAGCTACTGGAATGCCAAGACCCTGAACCCGAAGTTCCTGGTCCTGCTGCGCAGCAAGTCGACGTTCTCCTAAGCTCGTAATCGTTCTGCCATAAACGACCAACCCAAGGCCCGGCGGGGCCGATCCCCCGCCGGCGCCTTTTATCACACCACGAATTTTCACCGAAAATCACACCGACCATGAAGCCGAAATTCCACGTAAACCTCGACGCCATCGCCGCCCCCGGCGAGACGGAAAACGAGATGATTCCCCCCGCCGCCGGCGACCGTGTGCAGATCATGGTCGAAGGCCAGGTGACCGAAGTCCGCGACGGCATAGCAACCGTCGTCGGCGAGAGCGGCAACGGCGAGCCCTTCCCCGACATGGAAGAGCCGAAGACGCCCGACCAGCAACTCGAAGACGAGGAAGCCGCCCTGCGCCGCGAACTCGATGACGAGAGCGCCGGCGGAAGCGCCTACTGATTTTTACCCAAAACCGATAGCATGAGCAACGAACTCCAAAATATCGCCGACACGGGCGAGAAACTCACGCTTTACCCGATCGAAAAGGGATACCGCGTGATCAACCCCGATGGCAACGTCGAGACCTTTGTCGGGACTCCTCCGAAACTTGGGATCGAGGGCGCGGACGTGCCCTATATCTTTGATCGCAACGGTTACGGCATTGGCGGAGGCTACACCTACACCGAGCGGCAAAACGGAAAACCGGCCTACCGGCTCGACCCGAATGAGACGCTCGACAGCAGCAGCCAAACCGGAGCGGTGTGGTGGGCCGACTCGGAGCGCCTCTGGAAATCCGGAAACTACATTGGCGGCGAAGTTTACTGGACCAGTCCCGATAATGTAACCTACCCGTGGAATGCCAATAACTGGAATCCGGGTCCCGACGCATCCGCTAATCCCGGTGCGTTTACTTTAGTGCGCAGCGATATAGTGAGCGAAAGCTCGGACTGGAGATCCAACAAGGGTATTTTTCTAATCGACGCCCCCAGCACGGACCTCGCCGCCAACACGGTCGAGGTCACGGGGCCGGCGTGGGGGGCGACGACCGACGGCGTGCCGGTGTTTTTGCCGGAGGGTTTTTCCGCGCCGGCCGATAACGATCAGTGGATCGATCCCACTTCCGTCGCCGCCGCCGACATCACCGACGCCGGGACCGCCGGGACCGCCGTGCTCCAGTCCGAGTCCGAGGCCGCCGCGCGGGCTGCGCTTAGGATCAGTGGAGTCGTCCCGGACGGCACCGACGACGAGGCTATACAGGCAGCCATGGACGAGGCGGGGCCGGGCGGAGTCGTCAGCCTTGAGCCGATAGTCTATACGATCAATAACACCCTGTCTCCGCCCTCCGCCCTAACGCTAACCGGATATGGTGCGACATTGCGCCGCGCGGACCTGCCTGAGACCGCTACCGATGGCACGGTGGCCGATGGGGCAACCTCGTTTGATGTCACGTCCGTCCCCTCCCATTGGCGGGCGGGGACAGCCCTGTATTTTGCTCGCGGAGACCGCACCCACGACGAAAACGGCCACATAGACACGGACGCTACCACGCTCACTATCGATTCGATCAACGGCAACACCATCACGCTCACTCAGCCCGTGGGGTTGCCCGAAGACGGCAGCCTGGACGGTGCCGGAGAATACCCGGATGGCACCGTGGTCGCACAGTCATGCGATTTGATTCGCGCCACGGCAGGCGGCGGGATCAACATCTACGGTGTTTCGTTCGATGGCAACCGCGCCGAAAACCCATCAAAGGACTGGTTGGTTAATTGGGGGGTGATGAGCAAATTTCACACGCAGCCGTTACGGTTGGTTGACTGTTTTTTCGAAAATTCTCCGGGCGAGAGCGTTGGCACAGACTCGCCGGCCATCATCACCGGCAATCAGTGGCGCAACTGCAACGGCAGTGCGATCCACGTTAGCACCGGGTTGATTGGGGACGGGGATTACGACGAATCACGCGGCATCGTGTTCGCGCATAACCATACCTACAACATGAATGAGGAGGTGATAGGTATGCAGCACGGCGAGGCGGTTGTGACGTATTCCGCGCAGAGCAACAACGTGCTGGTCCATGACAACGTTTTCCTGGAGAGTCATGGTGCGCTGATCGGGCCGATTTCGCATACCAACGGCAGCGAGGGCGGCGATCATGATCTCAAGTTCCGCGACAACATAGCGCGTAACAAGACCGCCCCTGCGGGCGGGGAGACTACCGGCGCCATATTTTTCTCAGGAGCGCCATTTACCCCGGTCGACTCGTATCGCTATAACTACGAAATCACCGGCAACACGTTTGACCGGGTGGGCGACATACTGATGTCGTCGCAGGGGGTGGATACGACCGCCGAACACCGCAACGTGGTGGTGCGCGGAAATACGTTTTTCGGGGGCCGCGTCCAAATTCAGGGGGGGCGTGATGTGGTGATCGACGACAACGTATTTTACGGGTCCGGTTACGATTTTCCGGCCAGCGAGGTCGGTTCGTCAGCCTACATCCTACACAGTAATGGAGACCGGACCCGTATCAGCGGAAACAGGATATACGGCTCCGCTACATTAGACGGAGACGCGGATACGGGGATCGAATACAGCTCCGGCGCGGACGGGGCGGAATACCGGTATAACCACATTATCGAGATCAAAGACAATCGTATCGAGCGTTTGGAAATCGGAATATTGGGACGTATTTCGAACCCGGTCGCGACAAACAATTATCAGAAATCGGGCCAAATCCACGGCAACTGGATCGCGACCGATGTAGCCAACGCATACGGCATTCAGCTCCCGGCGGGATGGATCGCCCGGAATAACGAGGTCATCCTGTTGTCTTCGAGCTGTCGGGCCGGTATCGAGGTCGCGTGTGTTGATGATACGGAGACAGGTTTCCAGTCTAACCGTAGTGGCGGCATAGCTATCGGTAACACGGTCCGGGCCGTGGCGGCTCCGGTGTTTGGTTCCATCCGTATCGGCAAGAGCGGACATACGCATAACGCCGTCGTGACGGGAAACCTGATTGGCACCGCGATTGAGGACAACACCGGCGGCAACTCGACGGTCAGCGACAACACCAGCATCCCGACTGAGACGGATCTGGATGACCACTGGGAGTGGATGACCTTCTGAAAATCGAGATTCTCGGCCCTCTCCGCCCGAGCCAGACGCCTTTATGCCAAACGCCAAAAAAGACTGGAACGCACTAATCATCATGACGCTACAAAGTATGCTACTCGGCCTTGGAGGGTGGAACATTTATACGACCCACAAACTTGAGGTCCGGCTGTCGGTGCTCGAGCAATGGCGCGGAGGCCAGCGGGCTTACACGCCGGAGGATGCGCGTGCCGACATGTCGAGTGTGGAACGCGAACTGGAGGCGATGAACACCGCTTTACGGGGCCACGACCGCCGCCTCCGAGAGCTGGAGCTGATGGTGGCCCGGATGGAGCAATAATTTACACATCATGAACCCACACACCAAATACACCCTCGGCGGCCTGCTGGTCGCCACCCTAATCACGGCCCTCGGGCTGTTTGCTGCCGGCTGCCAGACCATCCGCGACAATCCTGTCATCGCGCAGGGCGTCGTCCAGATCGCGACATACGAGGCCATCGAGCGCTCCGGCGACTCCATCGAGACCGCCGAAAACATCATCGCCGTCGACGAAGCCCTGCAATCGTCCGTCGACGAGGACGGCACCGTCACCCTCGCCGCCGTGGCGACCCTCGTGGACGCCGAGCTGGTGGACCTCGACCTGAGCCCCACCCGCAGGGCGCAGGCCAACCTCCTCGTCTCCGTGCTGGCCGCCCATATCGAGAGCCGGATCGACGCCGGGCAACTCGACCCCGAGGCGCTCACGACCGTCAGACAGGTCAGCGCATGGGCCGCCGAAGCCGCGCAGCAATACCTCGACAGCCGGACACCGACGCCGGAGGCGCTGAGCGTGCCCGCCGCACCGCAATCGACCGTGGGCGCACCGGCGAGAGACGCCGAGCCGGTCGACATGTCCCTATGGGGCTACCTCACGGACCGGCGCAACCGCGAAGCCGTGCGGGCACACTACGCGGCGGAGCGCATGACCGCCGAGGACCGGGAGCGCGCCCGCGCCCTCCACGCCCTCGCCGAGGCCACCGACCCGGAGACGGGCGAGGTGGACGGCGACACCTACTGGCGCTTGCGCGGCGGGCGCGGCGACAACCTCGACCTCTGATCCCTTATGAGCACCACACCACAACAAATCATCCGCGAGTCAGCGATCCTCCGCGAGTGCGTTCGCGCGGCGCTCATGGTGCTGGCCGTGTGCGCCGTGCTCTGGCTGGCGACCGGGTGCGCGACTACGCGGGTGGCGTCCTCCGGCCGTTTGGGCGAAAGTTCCGTGACGCTACAAAATCCCTATCGCGGGCCGGTCGTGGAGCGTGCTGGCGCGGGTGCATGGCGGGTACAGTCGCCGCCGGAGGTGGAGTTTACCGGTGTGACGGCTACGGCCACGCAGATCCGTGAGTGGGCCGCCGCCAATGGACTCAGGATTGCGTTTACGCTGCCCGACTCGACCTACGCGCAGATGGAGCACGAGTCGGCCGTACGGGCGATCTTTTGGCTTAAGCGGTTTCTCCACGACGCGGGGGTCGATTACGAGGCCGAGCTGAACGACTGCGAGGACTTCGCGAGCCGGGTGCAGGTCTATCCGTCCATGTTCCACGCCCGCCCCATCGAGGAGGCTGCGGGCGTCTGGGTGATCTATGCGCGGATGGACGAGCCGTTCGCGGGCGTGACGGACGGCTATCATGCTCTGTGCGTCGCGTGGACCGACCGGGGCGTGTTCGTATTCGAGCCGCAGGGGCTCGATCTCGTCGCCCAAAACCTACTCGCCTGGCCGAACGTGCAGGGCATCACCCACGGGCTGGGCAACTGACATGCTAGAACCCTCCCCCATCAGCATCTGCCGCAAGCGCGAGCGTTCGCCGAAGCCCGCGAAGCGCGCCTACTTCGTGCGCAAGCCGCGGTATCAGTTGACGTGGACCACGATCACCGTGCGCCACTGGCTGTTCTGGAAGCGGGAAAAGAAGGTGCGGGCCGTGCGCTACCTGGGCGAGCTTTGCTGGTGGTCCCCGTTGCTGGGCCGGTTTGTGACGCTGCCCGTCGGCACGATCAGCGACGGGGCAAGCGTGCCGCAGTTCCTGTGGGACCGCTACCCGCCCTTCGGCGTGGACGGCAACGACTACGTGCATGCGGCCGGGGCGCACGACCATTGGTGCCGGTTAGGCAAAGAGGAAATAAGCCCGCTCTCGCACGTGGAGGCGGCAAAAGAGTTTCGCCAGCTGATGCTGGCCGAGCACGTGGACCCGACCATCGCGCGGCGCATGTTTTTTGCCGTGCGCTGGCTCGGCCCGAAGTTTCGCGCGAGGCGCAAGACTCGACCCGAACCAGTCATCTAGCCATGCCAATCTACGAATACGAGGACCGACGCACCGGCGAAGTTGTGGAACTGTTTCGCAACTACTCCGAGCGAGACGACGTGCCGAAGCACCTGAAGCGCATCCCCAGCATGCCGGGGCTGGTTTACGGGTTTACGCCCCTGCCGACGGACGGCGAGAGCACGATCAAGGCGCTCTCGAAATACGAAGACAGCGTCGGCCGCCAAGAAATCGAGCGGCAGACCGGATTCAGCGCGGACGAGCTGAAAAAGGTATGGACCGCCCCGCACAATAACGAACCCGTAAAGGAGGACGAGAGCGCAGCATGAGCGATACCGAGATCAACACCGGCGGCTTGACCAGCGGCCAGAAAAACGTGGGCCGAGCAGAGCTGCACGCCCTGGTCGAGGGGCTGCGGCTGAAGCCGGAGGCCATCACCGGTAAGACGGCCGATACCACCCCGGCGGCCAACTGTGTCGTGCTGCTCTACGATCCGAGCAGCGGCGAGCTTCGCAAGGCTACGCTCGATCAGGCGTGCTTCGAGCACGCCAAGCTCATCGACGGCCGAGCGGTCGAAACCACGCCGGCGGAGGATACCTACCTGCTTCTTTTCGACCCGAACGTGAGCGGATTCATCAAGGTCGCACGCGGCGACCTCTACCACGACCTGCCGGAGATCCACGACCCGGCCATGTATACGGAAAAGACCGATCCCGACGACGCGGATTGGCTCATCTTCTACGACGTGAGCGGGACGCAGTGGTATAAAGTCAAAAAAAGCGACCTGACGGCCATCCCCGACGGCTCGATCGCCACGGCCAAAATCGAGGACGTGTCGGACATGAAACTCCTGGGCAACGTCAGCGGCGCGGCCGCCGCGCCGGCGGAGGTCGACATCCTCGACGAGGACGACATGGCGAGCGACCGCGGCGATGCCGTGAGCACGCAGCAGGCGATCAAGGCATACGTCGATGCCATGAAGACCGACCGTGAGTTTGTGGCACTCACCGGCGGGACCGTCGCTCTTGCACAATCCGGAACCGGAACGTTTTCCTACAATGTCGCCGATTTTACCGGACCCGGACTGACTCCGTCCGACATCCGGGAAATTTTGGTCTACTGCTATACCAACGGCGACAACGGTGCCACTTTCCGAGTCGAATACGATTTCGGAAGTGGAACCTTCCAAACCGTCTTTTACGGGAATTTCACCGGCGACTCTAACGGAGCGGGGCATGGCATGCTGATCCGGCTGCCAGTGAGCGCAGAGCAAATCACCTTCGATCTCCACCTCCACGACGGAGGAAATGGCGTGATCGAAACGACAATCTACGGGGCGATGCAACGCGTATGAGCCTGACCAAAACTCAAATGATCGACTGGATCGCCGACAAAAGCGGCCAGGAGGAAAACGAAGAAAAAGCCGCCGCCGGCAATTTCCTGCAGGGCCGCCTGCGCATGGTCTGGAATAAGGCCCTCTGGCTGGATTCCCTTTGCCAGCTGAGCATGACGCTGGACGCCTCGGACACGCTGCACGCCGCCGGCCTGATCAAGTTGCCGCCGATCTACGAGCGTATCCTGGGCACGCGGCTGGACGACCACCCGCTACCCGGCCACCGTATCGAGCAGCGCTACCGGGTCGGCGTCGACGCGTTTACCGAGACGGGCACGCCCTGCAAAAGCAGCGAGCTGGGCCGCGCGGTTTGGCGCTACCACACCCCCGTGCAGCTCCAGCTAAAGGGAAACGACGACGAAAGCGACCAGGATAAGACCGCCTTCATTCGCTACATCGACGCCGAAGGCATCCGCCGGGAGGAAACCTGGAGCATGGTGACCAGCGATACCTACACGCTCTCTTACACGGCGGTGCAGGTGGAGCAGATGCTGAAGCAGGAGACCAACAACCCCGTGCGCCTGGTGGCGCTCTACGATGTGACTCCGGTCACGGTCGAAACCTTATCCGGCAGCCAGCTCGAAAGCGTGCGCCCGCTCTGGATCCAAATCGCCGAGCGGCCGAGCAAGGACGACACCCTGCGATTTCTCGGCAAAGTCGCCGCCCCCGAATGGCGCGATGACGAGCCGCCGCCGCTGCGCAACAGCGTGGACTGCCTGATCGCCTACGCCCTGGGCGACATGGAGCAGCGCCACCGCCAATTCGGAAAAGCGAAGGAATACTTCGGCGAGGGGGCGGGCCTGCTGGAGCAGCTGGCCGCGGTCGAGGCCGAGCAAACGCAGGACACGCAGCGCCTGATCCCCGAGCCGATGGGCGGGGGCCTCTTCTACGACGACTACGATTTCCTTTCCAAAGGCTGAACTACCATGCCCGTGCACAACAGCAACGCTCTCGATGACGCTCCGGCCTTTGTCCGGCAGGAGAGCTTCGGCGGCGGGCTGAACAGCTACCAGCGCAGCAGCCGTATCGGCGATGCGCAGTATGCCCGTGCGCTCAACCTGCTGGTCGACCAGAGCCTTCGGGCGCAAACGCGACCCGGAGCGGACAGCCTGGGCGGCGCGGCCCCCGGTGCGGCAAGCATGGTGCAGGCGCTGGCCTACTACGACATCCCGACCGCCGAGGCGCTGCTGGCCTGCGTGGGAAACAGCTTCTACAAGTGGGACGGGACTAGCTGGAGCGCCGCGCTGACCGGCTACACCGCGCCCGCTGCAACCAATCCAGAGATCGCCCAGGGAATCAACGAGCTGATCATCGTCGACGGCACGCAAAACGCCTACAAGTGGGAGCCCTCCGGCGGATTCGCCGACCTGGCCGTGGCGGCCAAGGCCTCGATCGTGGAGTGGCACACCTACCGGGCCTTCTACGCGGGTTTCTCCGACGCTCAGGATACTCTAATGGTCTCGGACGTGGCCGATCCGGCCACCGTGCAGGACCCGCAATTCGTCACGCGCGTGGGCGAGGGCGAGGGCGAGAAAATCACCGCCGTGAAAAGCCTGCAAGGCTACTGGCTGACGCTCTTCAAGGAGAACTCCATATGGATGATCAACGCCGACCCGACGGCGACCCAAGCCAGCCAATGGGCCTACAGCAAAGTCACCGGAGGAGTGGGGTGTGTGGGGCCGCGCGCGGCCGTGCGCTATGGCAACGACATGTTCTTTCTCGCGCGCGACGGTATACGCACGCTCCGCCGCATGAGCGCGGTCGACGGCCAATACGAAGTCGCCCCGCCGCTCAGCCAGCCGGTGCAGGACGTGATCGACCGGATCAACTGGAGCTATGCCGACCGAGCGGCCGCCGGAACCTTCGACCAGTTTGTCTTTTTCGCGCTCCCTCTGGATGCCGCGACCGAGCCCAGTCACACTCTGGTGTGGAACGGACGGCTGGGCGCGTGGATGGGTCTGTGGGGCTGGGATGCTTCCGTCTTCGAAGTCACGCGTTTCGGCGATGTTTTGCAACTGATTTACGGCAACGCCGCCGGCAAGGTTCCGGCCTGGAAGTTCGACGACGACCGAGCGCTCGATGCCACTTACCAAGACGACGGGGCCGGCTACAAGACCGAACTGCTGAGCAAGGCCTGGGATTTCGGCGACGCAATAAGCCATAAAGAGACCTGGAAAGCCGAATTGCGTTTTATCGACAGCGCCGCCGCCGCCACCGTGGAGTTGGTGCTGGACGGCGATCCCACCGCCAGCTGGACGGTGTCTACCGAGGTAGGACAAAACCAGCTCCCCGTGGATCTGCCCTTCGACCTGGCAACCACGCGCCCGGTCAAATGGCGCAAGGGTATGGGGAAGAAAAAATTCAACGAAGCCCAGCTGTGCGTGAAGGCGCAGACGGGCCGCCTCTCCCTCGAATCGCTCACCTTCAGCGCTTTCCTCGACACCTACCGATGAGCACCGCCACCACAGATTCCGGCATCGCCGAACCGCAGGCCGAGGCCGGGCGCGAAAACCCCGCGCTCGACGCGGCCGACGAGATGCTGCGCCTGAATGCGGGCACGCTGGTGCACCGGATCGCGGGCTTCTGCATGGCGCATGAAAACGGCAAGGTGTTCGGCGACTGGCCGGTCGATACGATCCGCCGCATGATCGCCTACCATGCGGCCAAGCGCACGCTCTACTACGGCCTCGATCCCGCCGGCGAGGTGACGGCGGTGCTCATGTGGTATCGCTGCGATTGGGAAGACGATTGGAGCTTCGTCCAGCACTGGCACCCCGACCGGCCGGAGGGCGACAGCATCTTCATGGCTTTTCTTTTCGCGGCGGATACGGCCGCCTTCAAGCGGCTGGTAATCTCGCTGATCTGGCAGGAACCCGATGTGCTGACCAAGCGCCTGATCGGTGTGCGGTACAAGCGCAACCGCGGCCCCGAGCGAGTGGAATACACTCCGAGACTGTTCAATAAAATCCTAAAACTTAGAGAGGACGCACACCATGGGCGGAGGTAAAGGAGACGCACCGGATCCACCGAACTACGCTAAGGCGAATCGCGAAGCGATCTACGCCGATATCGAAACGCTGCCCGACCGCTATGCGGCGCGCGCGGAGTGGGAGCCCCTGCTGCTTCAGCTGATGCTCGAAGGGCAGGCGAATGCAGCCGACTACACGGCCGACCGCATGCTCGACGTGCAGGACCGCTACGGCCCCGGGTTTATAGAGGCGCGCAACCGGGAGCTGGACATGTCCGACCCGCAGGGCCGGGCCGCTCGAGATGCGCTTTACAACCAGGTGATGTATGACCTCACCGGCGAAGTGCCCGAGCAGGTGGACTACGAAGTGATCTACCCGGAAGTAGTGGACGACGGCGTGGTCGGAGGAGGCGCGAACATCGACATAGACGCCCGGATCGAGGACATTCTGGGGCCTCGCCCGGGCACCAAAGGTCTCGCCGAGGATCAGCTCGAAGCAATCGTGAGAGCCATCTATCCGCCCTTGTTCGCCGAACGGGGTATTCCGCGCGGCCGTGCCCAACGATCCAATGCACTGCGCCAAGAACTCGGACTGGAACCTCTGAGCGGCGCGAAAGGCAAGGGGAAAGACAAGGGGAAAGGCGACGCACCCGCCGCCGGCGAGCGCCGCCTGGGCCAAGCGCCCGAACTCACCGCCGACGAGTGGGACCAGCGCGCCGCGCGTCTGCGTGAACAGCTCGAATCCGGAGTCGGCGGCCAACGCGGCATGCCCGAAGTCCGCGAAATCCGCACGCCCGGCGAATATACGCCGAACGAACGACTTTACGCGGGCGAGGACTACGAGAGCACCCGTATGGCCGAATCCCTCTTCGACCAGATTTTCGGAGACCTCGGCCTCGGAGCGGAGCTAAATGACAGCGTCCGCCGCGAAGTAAGCCAGGGCGTGCGGGGCGGACAGGCCGCGCGAGGCAACATCCTGGGCAACTCGGCGATCTACGAGGAAGCGATGGAGCTGGGGCAGGCCGGCGAGCAACGGCAGAATCAGCGCCGCCAGCAGGCGCTCGGATTTCTCTCCAGCGGCGTCACTCCCGAGGACATCGCCTACCGGAAGCGCCAGCAGGCAATGGCCAACGTGGGCAGCTTCATGAGCGGGCAGACGCCCACCGCCCAGTTCGGCGAGCTGCGCGGGGCGCAGCAGGGCGCGGCCCCCTACGCCCCGCAAAACGCGCCGCAGGTGCTCGACCCGAATGCCGGGGCCAAGGGCACGCAGTTCGCCCAGCAAAACTACCAGGGCCAACTCCAGGCCTGGGGCCAGCAAAGCAATCCCTGGATGGCCGGACTCGGGCTGGGGATATCCGCTCTGGGCACGCCGCTGTCCAGCACGCAAACCGTCGCCGGTTCTCTCTTCGGATAAGCATTTCTAAACCCCACACGGAAAGGACGCATACCAATGGCACTCAGACGCGCAGACGTGGCCATGCTCATGGACGCCATGGCAGGCTTTAAACGCAATCAGGCGCAAGCCTTCGCGAACCGAAAGAAGCAGGATCGCTACGAAATCGAGCGACAAATGCGCGAGGCGGCCGCAAAACGCGAACGCATGGAATCGGACCGCCGATACAAGCAAGTCGAGCGCCAAATTATCGACCGCGCCATCCGCTCGGCGAAAGACGACCGGCGGCAGGACCAGCGGCTGGATCTGGCAAAGCGGCGGTTCCTCGACCAACAGATGGACCGGGCCTTTTCCCGCATGCAGGGCATGGCCGGACTGGGCGAGCGAAGCGCCGGAGGCGGCGGCGAGCCGGAGGGCTTTACCGAGCCGATGATGGAAATTACCAAAGAGGGCACCGACGGAACCCGAGTGAAGACGGAGGTGCCCTACAGCCGCATGGGCGACTACGGGTTTACTTTGCCGGACGCCGGCGGCCCCGGCGGGGCGCAAGCCTTCGACCCGGATTCGCTGGTCAAAGCCAAGCTCCAGGAAGAGATGGCAAAGCTCGCGCAGAAGCGCGCGGAGAAGCAGGGCGATATCGGCAGCTTCAACATGCGCGACGTGTTCAGTGCGGACTTCCTGCCCTTCGGCGGCGTGGTCGACAGCGACAAAGAAAAAATGGAAGGCTACAACGAACGCTTGGAAGAGATCCGCGCACAGGTCAGCGAAATGGAAGCGAAGAAGATCCGCGAGCGCTACCAGCAGGGCCGAATCACCAAAGAGCAGGCCAAGCAGCAACTCCAAGCCCTGGGGGTGAAGTAGCCCGTGGATAAGCTCGACGCATTTCTAGAGGGCGACGACACAGCCCTGGGCCTGCCGGAGAATCCCACCGCCGGGGCAGACGCGCCCGACCCGCCCGACCCGCTGGACAGCTTCCTCGAAGGCGAGGACCGCGCGCTCGCCCGCGTCCTGCCGCGGCGCGAAAAACAGCCTGCCCCAGATCCCGGCATGGCCACGGCGACCGATCCCGATCAGCCGTTCAAAGTTACGGCGGACGGAACCATCGTCGCAAAAGAGCAGCCGGACTGGCAGTCCGGGCGGCACAGTTCGGATTTCCCAAATTTCGATTCAGGCGGCGAAGATTCCGGTCCGCCGCCCTTTACGCCACTAAACGAGGACGAGCGCCGCGCCGTCGCCGAAAGCTACGCGCAACTCAAACGGCAAGCACGGGGGGAGCAAGTCCGCCGCATCGCAGAGCGGGCGGAAACGCCAAAAGGCTTTTTAGAGGCGCTGGGGGAACTCTCCGACAACGGTCTGCCCGTGCCGCTGGCGGGCAATCTCGATTCCGTGAACCGCGCCTACGATATGGTAGCCATTGCCGAGCGCGTGCGCGAAGGATCGGCAAGTGACGCCGAAGAGCTGGCCCTTTACGAACGTCTAGTCGAGGAGGGGCGCGAGCGCACCGTCGGCGGTATGGCCGTCGAAATCCTCGGACAGATGCCGCAGTTTATGACCGACCTAGGCGCTGGCGCAGGGCTCTTCCGCCTCGGACGTGCCGGCACGCAGGCCGGAATCAATAGCAGTCTACGAAGCCTGCTCGGGAAAAGCGCCGACCGGAAGTTGAAAAAGCGCCTGTTGACCAAGGGCCTGATCGGCGCGGCCGGTGCCACGGGCGGCGCGACGGCCTCCGCGCCCGTCGCCGGCCCCGGTCTGGCCATGGAGCGGTTTTGGCAGGAGATGCGCCCGGAAATGGAAATGCGGGGCGAGACGGTGGAAGACTTTCGCATCGCCGTGGGCGAATCGCCGGACAGCGGGCAGGCCGCCCGCCGCGCTATCGCGGACAGCTACATCGAATTGCTCAGCGAGCGCACCGGCGGGGCCGTGCCCTGGCTCGGCCGCATGGTCAAGCCGCTGCGCGACCGCGCGCTGAAAAACGCCGCAGGACGCGCCATCCTCCGGCTCAACCCGAAGCTCCAGACCTCGCAGCTGCGCACTCTGGTCGACACCGTGGGCTGGAACGGCGTGCTCGGAGAAATGTTCGAGGAACGGGCGGGCGATGCCATGCGCGCCGCCGTCGGGCTGGAGGAATTCGAATGGCCGAGCCGCAAACAACTGGCGGCTGAGTTGCTTGCATTCAGCGTGCCCGCCGCAGGGGCCTACGCGGCCGATCGGGCGCTTCGCCCGCCACGTCCAAAACCGCCTGAAGACCGAGCACTCGACCGTGAAAGGAAAGCCGGTACGGAGCGCGAGCAGCCGCCGAAAGAACAGGGCCCCACCGTGCCGCTTTCCCAGGCACGGAGCGAGCAGCGAGAGCGCCGCGTGGAACGCGAGGAAGATCCGGAGCGCCAACGCAAGATGCGCGAGCTGACTGCTCTGGAAACCGAGATCGAAGGACTGCGCAAAAAAGGCGGCGACCTTCTCGACGGTCTGAGCGACCAGGAATACAACCGCTACAAGATCGCCCGGCAGATGCAGGAAGACCTGCGCACCGAGCTGCGGAGCCCGGGGGCGGCCGACCCGAACGTGATCGAGGACCAGCCCCCCGCGCCCACCGACCGCGACATCGCCGATCAACTGGGCGGCGACCTCACCGAGGCCGGGCGCGAAAAACTGCGCACCCAGTTGGAACAGCGTGCGGAAGACCAGACGGACGAAGAAGCCGTCTCACGCGGTGCCATCACGCCCACCGACCTGGAACAGCGCCGGATCGACCGGCGCAAGCGGGTCCGCCAGATGGGCGACAAGCCGATCTACAAGTGGACCGACGAGGAGGTCGGCGAACTCGCCGGCCTGGGCTACGTCCGCGCCCGGCGCGAGCAGGTGCGCCGCGACCGCGACGACTACGCCCGGCGTATGGAAGCTTCCGCCGCCGCCGAGCGGCAGCGCCGCCTCAGCCGCCGGCCCTTCACCCAGCTGGAAATGCCCGACCTGGAATTTCTCGCCGACCGGGGCGACGAGGCCGCCATGAGCGAAATCGAGCAGCGCATCCGCCGCGAGGAATACGAGAACCAGTTCGACCCCAAAGAAGAGTTACTGGAGGCCATCCGCTCCGTCGGCGGCCTGCCACACCCCGAGGCGCTGAAGGACAAGGCCAAGCGCTCCGGCCGGCGCGAACCCATGCTCGGCGAGCTGGAATCGCTCTTCGAAAGCACGGCCGACGTGCGGAAGCAAAAAAGCAAAAAGGGCAAAATCTACGAGCGCCGCGTGCAGCCCAGGGGCCTGTGGAATCGGAAAAACCCGCAGAGCCTCGACCGCATCCGCGAAGTGCTCCAGGCCGACTATGGCTTTTCCTGGATGCTGGAGCCCGACGACGTGCTGCAAGCCGTCGACGAGCGCGTGCGCGAAGGCAAGAAAATCTTCCCCGACTGGGCCATGGGCATGCGCGGCGAGCGGGAAGGGGATGTGCGCTTTTCGCGGCGGGGCGAAGTAGCGTTCTTTCGGACTGATCGGTCCAATGAGACTGATCAGTCCGATCCCTCCGATACGCCAACCGAGCCTTTCCAACCGGGGGAAACTCCGCCACGCACCACCGCCGCCGAAGTCACCGAGGCCACCGCCGACCTGCGCGAAGCTTGGCGCGAGGCCGGGGTGCGTGTGGAGATCGTGCAGAGCGCGAGGGACCTGCCGCCGGTTTTCCGCCGCATGGTGGAAGGCGAGCCGGAGGGCAGTATCGAGGGCTTCTACGACAAGCGCGGGCGCACCAGCTACCTGATCGCCGATAACCTCGACGGCACCGCGCAGGCGCGGAGCGTGCTGTTCCACGAAGTAGTCGGCCACCACGGCATGCGCGAAATCCTGGGCGAGCGCTACCAGGACTTCATGCGTTCCGTCTGGCGGCGGGCGCGCGATCGCCCGGAAATGTCCGAAATCGTCGAGGACTACATGCTCGACCCCGCCGATCCGGTCGACCGGATCGAGGCCGCCGAGGAATACGTGGCGCGCATCGCCGAGGGCGAGGCCACCGACCCCGCCCTCTGGCGGCGCATCCTCGCCGCAGTGCGCGACTGGCTCCGCCGCATGGGCTGGGCCGACGCCGAAATCTCCGAGCAGGATATCCGTGACGCCCTGGCCCGCGCCCGCCGCGAATTGGAACGGCCGCGGAAGGAGGGGCCCCGCCGCGAGCCAAGCAGTGCGCCCGAGCCGGTGGCAATGAGCAGGCGACAAGCGGAGGATTCTCCGAAGGCCCGGATGGAATCAGCCGTTCGAGAAATCGTCGACGGTGCCGATTCGGCCACAGTCAAAAATCTACGTCCCGATGTGGTGGCGCTCGGCGGGACGGCTGACGTAACGATTCCCTGGGGAAACGAGAAAATGGGCCTTTACCATATCGGCGCGAAGCGTGGGGCGGATACCGTCCGCGCCGTGCTCGATACGGTCGTGGATGGCGAGATCGACCGATACACCGCCGCAAAGAAAACCGTCACCCTGCGCAAAGGCGATGTGGAAGCCGTCCTTTCTCTCGACGAAAGCGGCGAAAGCAAGACATGGCTTCTCACCGGCTGGAAAAAAGGAGAGCCCGATGCGGTCGGCGAGGTTGGTGCTCAATCCGACGCTACGCAAACCGAACCTACGTTTAGTCGTTCCGATTTGGGGGCGGGCTCAGACGAAAAGAACGCACAAGAAGGCGGAAATGTCAACTTCTCCCGCAAGCGCTTCACCGCCGACCTCCACCGGCTCCGCCGCCGCGAGGCAGAATATACCGAGCAGATCGATCGCTACAAGCGCGAAGGCCGGAAGCCGCCGGCGGGCATGCTGGGCGAACGCGCCGAACTCCGCGCCCGTATCGCCGACATGATGGCCGAAGCCGAAGCCTCCGTGCCGAACCTCTCCGACGGGGAGCCCGTCGCCGATCCGCAGCCCGCCCGCGACGAAGCGACCCCGCGACGCAACCGTGCCAACAGCGAGCTGGAAGCCGCCACCCACGCGCCGGAGACGGACATTCACATGTGGTGGAGGCAATTCAAAGCGATTGTAACCGGATTCAAAGACGCCATCCCGGAACTCCCGAAGTATCGACAGTGGCAGGGGAAGATGCCGCAATTTTTCATTAAGTTCCGGGAAGGCCACCGGTATCTTATCGCGTCCACCGATGAGGTTCGTAAACAAGCGCAGGAAGATTTGGCGCATATTGTCGAGCCGATCCGAGCCCTCGGCCGCGAAGTGGTGGGTAGTAACGACATGCGCGAATTGCAAACGCTGGTGAAAAGGCGCAGCAAGCGCCGCGAAGCCGGTGCCAAGGTGCCCGCCTCGTTAAATGCCAGGATCGAAGCACTCGAAGAGAAACTGGCGGACAATCCATTTTACTTGTTCCAAACGGCAATCATCTACCGGGACCTTTGGTATCGATCGCTGATGACGAACAGCGACGGCAAGCCTCTTAAATTGCCGGGCGGTCTCCAGCCGGAGGATGTTCGCCGCCGCCTGGGCGATATCCACGGTCTGATCGCGGAGAACAAGCACAGCGCGGAAATCGGGCTAGCGCTCAAACGGCACTACAAACTCGTCGAAGAACTGCAACAGGATCTTCTCGATCACGGCCAGATTATCCCGGAAGACCTGCGCAATCCGCTTTATTACCCCCACCATGTGATCGAGAATTTCAGCGGGAAACTCGGGCGGGTTCAGCCCCTTCCCAGCGAACCTTTTCGAGGCTATTTGATCGATCCCGTGGGCAGTAGCAAATCCATCGAGGCCGACTACCTGAAGGCAATCTACCACCACGTCGTGCAGGTAAGAGCGCACAATGCCCAGCAAGACCTGGTGGAGGAATACTGGAAGCCTTACGATATCAGCGAAAAGGTGCAGGCCGAACTCGAAGCGGAAGCGGCGGAAGAAGGCCGCCGCGCGCACGCCGACGAATGGAAAAACCCGAATAATCACCCGGCCGGCTACAGGCTTTATACCGTCGACGACACGCTTCCACTTCGCATGGAATACATGATTGATCGGGACATGCTCGCCGAACAATTGGGGGTCGCCTTCGGAGACGGCGACCTGCGGAAACGCATGAAAGAACTCGGAGTGGAGGCGGACATCACTCCGGAAATGCTGCGCACCGCCCTGACCGCCGGAGAAAAAAAGCAATGGCTTGTTCCCGAGCCAGTCGCCGAAGCACTACAGGCAATCAAGGAACGTCAGAAAATTCGCAACAGCGCGATATTTCGAATGGGATCAGGGATTTTGGGGTTTCCTCTGAGAATGTGGAAATACAACATCCTTTTCGCCCCGTGGAACTACATCCGCTATGAGTTCAACAACACCTTGGCAGACCTCGAGAAAGTGTTAGCCTTAGAACCAGGTCTTTTTAAGACTCTGCAACCGGCCGCACAAGAATTGCGTGCCTTCTGGAACGGCAAAGCTGAACCCAGTGTCGAGCTGCGCGAAGCGTTTAAGCGAGGAGTCATCGATTCGGTGACCGTGCAGGAATCAGGACAGCTCAAGCAGTTCGACGAGTTCGCGGAGTTTTTGACCTCTGGTGAGCTGACGCGGAACAACGTTCGGAAATGGGCCACGCGAACGACGGATGTCGCCCGGCTCCGCGAATCAACCTTTCGATATGCCAAATTCCAGGCCGATGTAGATCGCATGCGAGGCGGGGCCGCCCCGGTCTATGGCGGAGCTTATCACAAAGACGTGGAAGCGCGTGAGGGTATATACGCGAAAGCCGCCTACATCAGTCAACGAACCTTTGGCGATTACTCGAATCTTTCGCTGACGGGGCAAACGCTCCGCGAGCAAATGATACCGTTCTACTCCTGGATGGAGATCAACTTCCGATATCATGCAAACTTGCTGAGGAACACTTTTGACATGCTTCGTGCCACACGGTGGAGCGAAGCTATGACACACGCAGAAATGCAGGGTAAGGCCGCCGCCGCTACGGTGATGGGTGTCTGGGTGCGTCTTATGATGCCGTATCTGGCTATTCAGCTATGGAACAATTTCGGAGGGCAAATGGTAGGCCTGTGGGACGAAGACGACGACCTCGAAAGCCAGTTGTCCGAGCATGATCGCCGCCGCCTGCACATCATTCTAGGCCGCGACGCCAACGGTAAAATTCGAGTCGTCCATACACCCACCGCTCTGTCCGACATTATGGAGTGGTTCGGAGGCAATCGCCTTGGGAATTTGTTCACGGATTACGCTGCCCAGCGTATTTCGTTCGATCAGATGGTCAGCGATTATGGGAAAACGCTGGTTCCAGATCTAATGAATAAAGTGGTTCAAGGATTCCGGCCTGACCTGAAAGGTGCTTATATGGGGGTGTCTCGTAAAAACCCGTTCCCCGATATTTTCGACCAGCGCACCATAAGCGAGCATGACCTCTGGTGGAATATTTTGAGTACGACAACCGACCGCAGCGCATCGCTTGCGTTGCGCAGTCTTCTAGACGAGGAATATTACAGCCCGAAATCATTCCCGGAGTGGGCGCAACAGGCTATCCTCCAAATTCGCCGCCGCGATCCCGAGCAATGGGCCTACTACGAAATACGCGACAAAACCGCCGAATGGCTGGAAGAGACCCAGGGCAAAGCCAGAGGCGGATTCGACTACAACAGTCCCGACCAGCAGGCGATCCGCAACTTCCGTAAAGCGATCTACAACGCCGACATCGGAGCGGCCATCAAGTTCTATAACCTCTTGCTGGACTACGGCTACACGGCCGAGCGATTCCAGTCCAGCGTGCGCGCGCAAGACCCCCTCAGCGGTCTCAGCAAAGACGACCGCCGCGCTTGGTATGCCACCCTGACCGACCACGAGCGTCAGCAAGTCGAACTCGCCATGCGCTACTACAGCCGCATCGCGCAGAGCAAAGGCAGCGAGAAAATCCTGTTCCCCAGAGAAGGACAGCGCCAGTTCACGCCCCGATACTCCGAGCTTGTCAACATCCTCACCCAGTCCATGCTCCAAACCGATCAGCAGCGCAAAGCCTTCGCCGAACAACTTCTCGGTCGCTCCCTCCGCTAACATTCTGCAAACACGATTTATAAAAAGCTGATAATCAACGAAACAAAAAGGGTTCGACTCCTTCACCAGCGCTACCGCGGACTCTGCACGGCGCAGCAGGCGAAAGCGTTCTTCGCCATCAGTCCGCCCGTTCGCGGGAAAGGGTGAGGTAGACCGCGACCGGAGGGTTGCGGAGAATTTCGGGCTTAAAGGGGAGCGCCAGTTCGCGGAGTGGCTTTTTGGCTTTGGCCAGATGGTATTTCTTCAGGTCGCGGTCGTAGCGCTCTTTCGCGGCGTAGAAGCGGGCGAGCTGTGCGTGGTATTCCGGTCCGCCCGCTTCCATCGTCGAACCTATTGGTCGAGGTTGATCGGTTTCTTGGTGGGCGTCGCCCATCGCTCCAGGAGCGCGACCATCTCTTTCGCCACGCCGAGCTTGTCTCGATGCTCTTTGAGCCGCTCTTTCAGCTCCTCGTCGATTTTTTCGCCCTGGGGCGTTTGGTCGAGCACGTCTCGAAAAGTATCGATGCCCTTCACCAGAGACTCGCCGACAAGCTCCGCACGTTTCTTCTTGCGCCTATACCACAGAGCGCCAATGCCGAGAACTCCGTTGCCGACAATGGAAAGAATCGGGCCGACGCCGGGGATATAGCTCAGCGAGTCCGCGGCCGAGGAGGCGGTTTTCGATACCTGCACTTCGCCGGGCACATCCACCTCTTCGCTTACCTGCGTTTGCGTGTCCGGGTCTTGGTAGCTTTCCGGATACTCGGATCGGAACTTCGCCGTCAAATAGGCCGTGGCCTTGGCGTCTCCGAGTTCGGCGATCTGTTCGGCCTGATCGCGGTCAAAGCTGAGCGAGTTTTCGAACTGATCGGTAACGACGTATTCGCCTCCGACTTCGTCATAAAAAAAATCGCCGATTTCGCCGCCGTCCGGAAGGCAGCCCGAAATAAACAGTGCGCCGAAGGTGACCGTTGCCATGAATAGGATATGTTTTGCGTGTTTCATCGGCTTATATATGCCGTCACAGCTTTGCGATTGGTGTGTGGGTTCATAGATTCTTCACTGCTTCATCCGGGCCAGCATCAGCTCCAGCTCTCGGATGCGGCGGTCGTGGCCTTTGAGGACCGAGTTACTGTTCTCGATTTCGTTGGCGAGTCGCCTCATGTCATCCTTGGCGTCGCTGGGCGTGTAGGCCCGCTCGCCGCCGCGCCACTCCTCCAGCGCCATAATGCGTGCCTCGTGACGGTGCACGGACCAGAGCGTCCACCCCCCGATGCCGAGGATGGCGGATTGAAGCGTAATTATAACGATTGCGGTCCAGTCTTTTTTGGCGTTTGGCATAAGGGTTAAGCGGGTAGTTCTCCGGTGGACGTGAACCGGCTCCACGTGTCGAGGGACTGGATCGCGAGGTTGACGTTGAGCTCGCCCGGTTCGGCGGCGGCTACTGCGGAGAATTGGGCCACGAACGCGACAATCAGGGCACCGCTCACGTCCGGCAGGGTGACGGCTAGATAATCCGACTGATCTTCTTCCGCCCGCTCGGGCTTTCCCTCTCCATCGTATTGCCAAAAGTTCGCGAACAGGTTGGCGTGCTGCTCCGCCGCGATCTTGGCCGCGTCAACGATGCTGAGCGCGTCCGTCTCGTCGTAATAAACGGCGGGGGTTTCTTCGGTCGAGGGCGTTTTGACGAGCGGGTAAAATTCGAGAAAAGCAGGCGGAACCGTCTCAGTGGAAGCGGTCGCTTTGCGGAGGAAGATAACGAGCTGTGAGTTAGCGTGTGGCATATTAGTAAGTTCCTTTCGTGGCCTTGCGGGCCTGTTCGAATTGGGCGAGCGTCAGCGTTTCGTCGTAGAAAAGCTTGTGCCCTTGATGCCCGTAGTAGCGGGGATCGGCGCCGGGTGAGATGTCGCTGAACGTCACGGCGATGAAATTCCAGCCGTCACTGAGCGTTGCTCCGCTTGCGACTTCGGTGGTCGTGTTGCCGACGAAATAGGAGGGCGAGGTGAGCCCCGTCGCCGCGATGTCGCCAGAGGTAGAAAACAGCTTGATACTGCCTGCCCCGTCGTCCAAATCCCAGATGTCGCGGTCTTCCCCGTCGTGGTAATACCAGCCCCAAAAGGTGTTGAGCCCGTCCAGCGCGGCATCGTCCGTGATGGCTACGTGCTCGCCCGAGCGAAGGTTCGTGGCGCGGGCGTTCGGGCGTTTGGTGGCGGCGTTGATGGGGTTGCCGAGGGCATCGAGGGTTGCGGATGCTGCTGGGATGGTGAGGGTGGTGGGGGAGCCGTTGACGGTGCCGTCGTTACTTCCTATTTGGTCAGTCCAGTCGGCGTTTGTGTTACCGTATCCGTTCCAAGAACTTAAAGTTGCCCCTGAACCATTTTTTAATACGACATCATAAATAGACCCTGAATTCAGTAATGTAAAACTACTACCATCAAACCCTGCACCTATAGCTGTTCTTTTAAGGTCTCCTGTTGCATAATCAACAGTTGATGATGAAACTGTTGCCGTCTTAACTGTTGAACCATTTACCTTAATGGTAACTGAAGTTCCTGATTTTTCTACTTCAATATCTAATTTTCCTGAAGTATATGTAGTAGCTGTTGTAACAAAATCAAAAGAGTCCCCTATTGCTATAATAAGTGATAAAGTATTATCATTGTTAAATCTAACAGCCCATCCTGATATTCCACCCGCACTACTAGCATCAAATTGATTACTATACAAATATCTAAAAATCCCAATCTTATCAATAATTGTTGATAATGAAATGTTAAAGTCATCTATTTCAAAAGCAGGGACATCTCCCATATTTACATAATCATCACTCCTATCGAACCACATGCGGTCATTATAATCCACCCCCGCAACCTGCGGAATCGGCGCACCCTCGCCCTGCCCGCCGAGACAGCCCGTGTAGCTGCCGACCAGCCCGCCGCGTGAGATGACTGGCTTGCCGCCCATCGCGTCACCTGCAAGGCCCTCGAAGAGCGGGAACACGTCCAGCACGTTGCCGGATGCGTCGAGGAGTTCTAGGTAGGCAATGTCAATCGTGCCGTTGGGCACAAACTTGAGTGCAGATGCAGTTGCTGTAAGCTCAATGCTTTTTTGCTGCCATGTGCCGTCGGCAACGATTGTAGCAAAAATTGAGTCATCCACATTTAAATCGAAAAAAGCTTGCGTTTCTGTGGAGCTGCGAAGGTAAGCGCGAATCTGCGTGCAAGTTGGATACGCCGCCGCGATGTCGCCAAAATCGATACGGTGGCCGGAGCCGCCGACCACGTTCGCGTAGCCGCCGCTTTGCAGGGTGGCGGTCAGGTCGTTGCCGCTGAGGTCCGGCTGGTTGAAGGGCAGCAGATTGCCGCCGTCGAAGGCGCGGTTGGCCTTGACGTAGGTGAGCCCGCCGGAAGAAAAGCGCGGGTCCGAGGGGTCCGAGTGGACCGGCTGCAAGATCGGCTGGAGTGGATTGCCGAGCATCAGATGCTTTCCAGATTCAAGTCCAAGATCGGCGTAATGGCGTCGACGACGAACACGCGAACATCACATGCGGGAAGCTCGACCGTGAACGCCTGATTGCGCCGGAAGCTGAACTCCAGAGGGAACCAGGTCGTGCCGCTATCCTTGGAAAACTCGACGCGGGCATGGCCGCCGCCGAAGTCGCCGCCGAGCGTGAGATTGCCTTTTCCGCCGCCCCAACTGCCGGAGGCGGAAGCGCCGTTTGCCGTGATGTTTGAAATATCCATAATGTTCGGGGTTTTGCTGTTGCTATATATGCCGCCCTCAGTCGCGGCTACTTTTCTCCAAGAGCCCATTCGGACCATCCGCCCAGGCGTTGAAGGGGAAATTCGGTATCATCGTTAATCACGTCTTCAATCGCTTCGTATTGCTCGACGCCTTGCTTGAGTGGTATGCCCTTGAATTGGGCCGCATCTTGCAGCACATCAAAGAACGCTCCCGGACTCGGATCGGTAGCGGCCTTAACCGCGTTTCTTCCTAGTTTTTTTGTCGAATCAATCAAAGGTGATCCGGTCGAGCCGAAGAACGTCTCATCTGCCCCGGAGAGTGTGTTTCCGAGGCTGTCGATTATTTGACCGGCGACAGGCAGCGCGGTCCCCGGACCAGCAATCAAAGCCCTGAACTGTCGTTGCCAAAACAACTCCCGGGTTTCGTCGTCGTCCGAAAACGCGGTCAGGCCACTTGCTACCGCTTGGAAGATTTGAGGCAGAAGAAGGTGGAATACGAAAAAAGCAGACGCCAACTCCTTGCCAACCTTGCCCACGCTCGCCGGATTCTTCTTATGGGCGGCCTGCAAGCCGCGGTAAAGGTTATACCCGCTGACGTTCAGAATCCGGGTATATTGGAGCGGGGAAGTCAGATACATGAAGAACGTCCGGCCAATCCCGGCGTTATTGGACCCGAGGTAAAAGCCCTTGCTGAGTTCCGAGGAAGCTTGCTGCGCCCGGTCTGCCGCCGCCCCGAAGCGCGAGCCTGCAAACTTTTCGGCCTCCCGGTCGGTCATGCCCTCGGATTTCGCTTTCTGGTAGTAGTGAACATAGACCGGAGTTCCGCCCATGAAAATCGCGCCCAGGTCGCCAGCTTTCACATTTATCATTAGCAGATCATCCCACCGCATCTTGCGACCCATGCCCCGGCGCATGTTGATTTGATCCTGAATGTCGGCGAACTGTGAATTATTCAGCCTGTTTTTCGTGTAATTCGTGCGATACGCCAGAGCCGCCCACTTGAGCGGGTCGCGCATCGTGGCCGCCCACGCCTTTGAGTATTCGACCGGACCAAGTTCATCGATAAACGCGGGAGCCGAAGTCAACTGCTTGACCATGATATCGGGCTTTGCGGCCAGAGTGCCCTTCGTCAGATCGCTCCTGAGTTTATCCAGCATGCCCCACATCTTCCGGGATTGCTCAAAACTACCCCCGATTACGCGGCCGATATTTTCGTCAATCGCATCCATCAGCGCCTGCCCGTGCTGGCTGATGATCGCCCGGCGCATCTCCTGACTTTCCGGACTGTCCTTGCCGAAAGTCTTGGTCAGGGTCTTGGCAATCTCCGCATGGGAAATATAGTGATTCGCTTCCTGCATGTGCTGCCGGAACTTTGTCAGCGCATCGCCAAAGACCAGGGGCAGCGTGTTTTCGGTCCGGGCCTTGAACGAGCCAGTCTTCACTGTCGCTCTCCCCGAAGTACCGTCATACTCGAAAATAGATTCAAGATCGACTTCCTTACTTGCCCCGGCCCGGACCGCCTTGCCTCCGTAGCCATCAACAAGATCGAGCGGATAACCTTCGGCGATTTCGTGCGCTTCGCTGATCGCCTGACCGACCGAAGCATACCGTTCCCGCAAGTATTCTGAAAGCTCCACGCCCTCCTTGCCGACAAAGGCCCTGACCTGTTGAATCGTTTCTTCGGTCACGCCCATTTCCACGAAAGTGGGCTGCAGGGACGGATCGCCCCACTGATTTAGCAAGTCAATAGCCTGCATCTTCGACAGTTCGCGCGTCTTCATTTCCTTGTCCTTGCCGTCGATGAATTGAATATCAGTCGGCACAACATCGTTCATTGCACGTTCGATCCAGATGGAGGCTTTCTTGTAATCGCCTCCGAATATCCCGGCGATATCATCCCAAGTTGTTGCCAACTGTTCTCGCTCAAGCGTCAATTCCCGCTCTTTCGCCTCGAAAGCTGGCCGGAAGATATTTTTTTCGAAGAAGCCCCCGCGCTCTCCGTCCAGCACTTGCATATGCTCTTGCATTCCGTTCAGCGCGTCGAACAGGAAAAAACGGATACTGTTCATACTGCGATCCATCTTGCTTCGCTTGAGCATTTCGGAAGTCAGTTCATTCGGACTCGGAGCGCCTTCCCCTCTGGTGAGAACATCAATGCCCTTTTCAATGCGGTCGTTGACCTCCTTGAGTTTCGCTTCCCGGAACTGCGCTCTCTCATACTTGCCGCTTCGGATAAGCTCTTGAGTGGCGAAGTATGCCGCCTCAATCCGGCCCACGTCGCGTCTGTGCGGTTGAAGGATGCCGAGGAAGTCGACAATGGTTTGCTCATATTCGGCATCCGTCAGCGTTTTCGGCTTCGAGACATTCTCCCTGACCCGCTGCACGTCATCTGAGTTTGCGGCGAAAGCGGCGACTTGAAGCAGGTCGCGAACGTAAGCCGTCATTTCATCGGCCTGCTTCTGCGCTTTCTTTCCGCGTTGGCCGAAGCGATGCAGCGTCCTGCGCAGCCATGCCTTGCGCTTCATGGCTTCGTGCCCCCGGGCCAGCTCTTCCGCCCGCGCGATCCGGCGGTTGAGCTCGTTTTGCCGGCCCATGGTGGTCTTGCGCCGGGAAATTTGCACGTCGCCCCCCAGACGATGACGAACCGCAGTCGGCAAGTTTTTACGCAGTTCGTCGAGACGCTCCAGCTTGGCCGTCACGTCTTCGCCCTGATCGTGGAGTTCTTTGATCTCACGCAGCCGCCGTTCTTCGGCCGCCGCGATCTTGCGTTCGGCGGACTGCTGCAGCCGTTGACGCTTCCGAGACTCGACGGCCCGGATTTGGAGCTTTTTCAGTTCGTCCCGTTGCGCCTTCGTCGGGCTGTCGGTCTGCCGGAATTCGCGCTGTTTCTCTGCAAAGATACGCTCTTCCGGCGTGCGTTCGCGGGCCGAAGAGGTTTGCTCTGGATCGCCGCCGAGATCGTCCATGCGGCCGAGGGAAAACGAAATCCCCGAGTAAGGGTTGACTCCCGAGAACATTTCGCGAATCGTCATGGTCGAGCCCGTTGCGATGGGACGTTCTTGGCCTTCGGCCTCGAAGCGTCTAGTTTGAGCAACGGGCTCATCTGCAATAAGGACATCTTCCACACGCATCGAATGCGCCTTGTTCCCTTGCCGCTTCAGGACTTTCCCTTTGATGCGCAATCGATACAACGCACCATCAATTGAATAAGGCGCATAAAGATCGAACGCTTTCCCGGTATTGTGGGAATCCCTTTCATTCAGAACCTCGAATGCTTTTGCGACCCGAATGATCTCACCGATATCCGCCATTGCGGTCAACCGCACCCTGTGCCCTTCCGGCGGCTCTCCGGCTTTCCTCCCTTGCTTGAACATTTTATTCAACGACCGCCCTGAAACATTCCAAATAATCCCGCTATCCGAATTCGGATAATCGCCCAAAATCTCTCGTTTCGATTCTCCAATGATTTTTCCGGAATTGTTCGGCTCAACCAGCCCTCCAGTGCTTTTGACGATGGGGACCAACTCATCAGCCCGGACCAACACCTGCTCCATGGGAGCCATCGCAAACGATGCCTGCCCTTCAAAAGCATCCGAGCCGTAAATCTTCTCGCCCCGGGACGCCCGGGTCAGCAGTTCGACGACTTCGTCGGCCCCCGGTGTGTTGAATCCCTTCTCGCGCAGCCCCTCGGCCACCCCGTCCAGCGTCCGCTTTTCCTTCGGGTAGCTCTTCCAGTTCTTGCCGAACGACTCGAAGACAAGTTCCAGTTCGCCCCTGTATTCAGGTTCCATGTCCGGGCGGGGAATGCCCTTCAGGCCGCCGAGAGCTTCCATCAGTTCCGGGCCCTGGTCAGCAATGGCAGCCTCGGCGGATTCTTCTCGCTCCAAGCGTTCCCGGAGAAAGGCCTCGTCCATCCCGTTCGCGCGGTCGAGGAAGTGCCTGAAGTCCGCATCCAGCTCGCCCCGGCGATCCATGCCCCGCAGTTGAGCGGCCCGGCGGAAGACATGGCGGAAATGCTCGAACATCTGGGCCAGAAAACGGCGGAATGCATTCGGCATGTTCCCCTCGCGTTCCAGGAGAGCCGACTTGCCGACCATCCAGGCTTTCGTTTGTTCGCTGACCCACTCGGTAAGCTCCGCTTCCGTCTCGCCACCCCGGTCGCCCATCATCTCCCGCCATGCCGCCACGTCCTGCCAGGTCATTTCTCCTTCGGCGATCATCCTCTTGAGAAAACCCTCCGTCGTTTCCTCGACGACCGTCAGCGGGTCCGCACCTCGGTAGAGCTTCGATACGTCCCGCCAGACGCCCCGGCGGTACTCGCTTTCGTTGCGGCCGTAGACGGCCAGCATCTCCGGCCGATTCGCCTGATCCGTCGGGTCGAGCCCCGCGGCCTGCACCCGGTTGAATGCGAACCGTTCGATTTCCGCCTCGGTCATGCCCCGGTCGCGCAGGTCGTTCAACTCCGCATCGAAGCCTCGCACCTCGTCGACCTCTTCGATGGTGGAGCCCTCCAGTTGCCGGGTGCCGATGAAATCGATCATGTCCCGCATGGCTTCGGCCCGCACCTGTTGCGGAGTCTCGGCTTCGAACATTTCCGGATACAACTCGCGGTAAAAATCCTCCGACTCCCGGACTTCAACCTCGCGCATCGCTTCCGCCTCTTCCGGGGTCACCCCGGCCTCGACCATGATTTCCGAATCGGCCGGGACCAGCGTCCGGTTTACGAACTCCATTTGCGCTTCCTCGTCGCCGTGCTTGGCCTGCAACGCGACCGGGACCAAGTCCTCGGAGCCGGTGGATTGCACCACATGCGCGCCGACTTCCTCGTCAGAGTAGTATTCGTCGATGAATTTCCAATCGGTGGGCGTCGCCCCTTCCATCGGATTCAGGCCGGAAGCCAGCTTCGCATTGTAGCGCCGGATATTCCATGCGGCCTCGCCCATGTCGCGGGGTTCCGCATCAGCCATCAGCCCTTCGAATGTCTGCTCCGCCTTCGCGACACGCTCTCGAACTGTCTCAGCCTGCTCGCTTTCCGTATCCGTCAACGCTTCCTCTTCCTCCCGCGCCTTCTCCAGCTCGCGGGCGGCATCGACGAGGGGCATGTTCCAGGAACCGTCCGCATTGAACAGGGGCATTGGCTTATAAGCCGGGTTGAAGCTTCCGTCCTCCCGGTAGGGCATTTGCCGGTCGATGGTCCGGGCGATCTCACCCTTCCGGTCCAACCGCTCGACTGCCGCGGCGCCCGCTTCCAGGGTGACATTCGCACTCGTTCCAAGCGCGAAGCCCATCGCCATGTCGATGGCCAGATCCTTGAACCGCTGACCGGTCAGCAATTCGCGGTCACCTTCGACCGCCGCGCCGATCATGTTCAGCAAAACGTTTTGCGCGCCCTCCGTGCCTGACTCGTAGGTTCCGGCCCGGAGCATCCGGGCAACGCGGGACTTCGGAAGCACCGCATCGGACTTGAACCACTTCGGGGCGATCTTCCCCAAGCCGGCCCTTTCGAACTTCCCGCCAATCGCGGAATAGACCATGCTTTTAAACAGCGCCAAGTCCTTTTCCGAGTCGGTGAATTCGGAGAATTTTTTCCCGCGTTCGGCCTCACTGTCGCGAAGCCCCTCGGTGAACATCTGCCCCCAGATCGAGCGCCCCCTCGTGGCGACACCGGTGGCGACCGTGCCCGCCCCCTCCATGACCATCCCGCTGATGGTGGACTCGAAGTCCTCGTCCACGCCGTAGGCTTCTCCCGTCAAATCGGCGACCTCGCGCATCCACTCCGTCGGCGTTTCGACGGCACGGCGCATCTGCGGAGGAGCGCCCCGGGGATCGCCCATCATCGCGAAATCCGCCGCGAAGGCGGCAAGGTCAATCGTGCCGGCCAGAGAATCCCAAAGGGCTTTCGACACGACGGCAGGCGTATTGCGGGCGACGTTCTCCCCGAAACGAGCCATCGACCGGCCCTCGGCTTTCAAATTGCTCCGCAATTGCGGCGACCATCCTTGTCCGCCCGCGGCTCCTCCGAGGGAAGACTTGCGACGGGCCTTCAGCGTGCTCTCCCGGTGCTTGAGCGTCGCGAGATCGCTTTTCGGATCGCCGGATAGGCCGAATGCCTTCGCCTTTTTCTCGTAGTCTCTGACGGCATCCTCGAAAGGCTGATCGTGCTGACGTTCCAGCCAGTCCGCCACCGAAGCCTGTTCGGGCTCCCAGTAATTCTGAAAGCCCTCTTCGCCGCGTTTTGGCCTGGTATCGAGCACGGTAGCCGTGTCCGCCTTCTGAAACCGCTCCCAGGGACCGGACTTTTCGGATTTCTGGTATCTCTCCCAGGGCTTCATTCCGCCACCTCCCACGATTCGGGGTTGGCCGGATCGCCGCCCCGGTAGCGGTAGCCTTCCACCACGTCGCCGGGCAAGGGCAATCCGTTTTCGCGAGTCTCGCCCCGCGCCTTGCGCCGTCTGGTTTCCGCTTCACGCGGCCCGAGAACGTCCTGACGGAGCTTTTTTAACTGCTCCAAGGTCGGGTTCTCGTTCTGCTCGAAAAATTCTGCAATCCGCATGTCATCGGCCTCTACCGCTTGGCCAAACCCTTCCGGCACGTCGCCCGATTCCAAGAGTCTCCGGTATGAATTTACGACTTCCCCGCGAATGCGCTTTTCCGGGGAGGATAATTCGCGGGCATTGAACCACGCCGCAGACGGGTCTTCCTTACCCGGCTCGATCAAGTCCGTTGCCCGGACCTGCAACCATTCGTCAAGAAGCTTAGCTTTCGCCCGAGTGCCGACTGCCAGATTGTCAATTTGCTCCAAAAGTTCATCGTATTTCGCCCGGCGTTTTTTCGTGATCTCTTCGCCCTCCGGCGTGTTCTTGTCGATCCTCCCCGTCGAAGTCTCGCCAAAGCGTTCCGCCGCCAGCGTGTCGAGCATCGACCGATAAGCCACCTTGTCCTGGTCACGCTCCAACTGACGACTGGCTTGATATTCGTCTTCCAAAGACTCAAGAACAGGTCGAAGCACTTGCTCTGCGTCCGCCGTGAGCCCTTCAGCGGTATCCAGTGAGGCACGGCGCTGAAACTCCGACCAATCACCCTCGCCGTCGGCAAACGCGCTTAGAAGGTCCCGCTCGTTGGCGATTTGCGCCCGCTCGATACGTCGTCTCTGGGCGTTGACCGACCGCATCAGGACGGGGCGATTGCCGGCCGTTAAATCCTTGCTGTTTTCGATCATCGATTCGACCGAGTCCAGGTCCTCCAGTCCTTCCGCTTCCTGCACGGCAAGCGCGGCGGAGTTGTAGGCGTGGCTCGAAAGGTGCTCCCGCTTGATCTTCTTCTTTTCGTCCTGAGTCGGCAGTTCCAGGGCGTCGACTTTCTCGCGGAACCCTTTCACGTCCCCTTCGGCCAGTAAATTCTCGGCGGTAGTCATCGTCCGCTTATCGGCTTCGCCCTTCGCACTGCGAACGTGCTTCTCATACATCATGTCCGCCTCGTCCTCGCTGACATACCCCCGGGCCATCGCCAGGTGCAGGCTCATCACTCCGCGCTCGATGGCCTCCGGGTCGTTCAGCCGGATGCCCGTCTCGATACCGCGCTTGCCCGCGCCGATATTCCGTTGCCGCTGAAACTGCATTTCGCCCTCGCCGACACGCTCCTTGAGCTTCGTCTCCATCTCCGCGATCCGCCGACGAAACAGGTCTTCCTTCTGTTTGTGCGTAATGTTGCCCGCATCCACCCAATCGCGAAGCTGGCCGAGATAGTTTTCGGTGGCCGATTCCGCTTCCGCCCGGTAGTTCACGCCGTCGGCAACCTGGATCGATTCAAGCCGCTTGTTCAAGTCGAGTTCGGCCTCGGTCGCCACCGATTCAAAGCGTTGCTGATCCGCAAACGTGTCTTCCTCGATCTTGTCTTGCCGGAGCGCCATGCCGAGGTTGACGGCATTCTGAGCCGCCCCGGCCAGTTCACGGTTGGCCGCGGCCTCCTGACCGATCGCGCGGATCGCGCCGGAGGCATCGACGCGGCCCTGACGTTGGGCGCGTGGTCCGTATTTCGTGGGGTCGTATGGGATTCTTGGCATGGTTTACTGGCTCCACATTTTGTAATTGCCGTAAGAGGACGCAGCCGTGTTGCCGATCCCGGAAATGAAACTGCTGTTCGCCCGGCGGCGCATGGCCGAAGCTTGCGCCCCTCCCATCCGCTTCCCTTGGTCCGCAGACCAGAGCATGGTTTTTCGGCGTTCGTTGCCTTCGTAGTGGCGGGACTGCACGTTGAATTCGTCCGTCTCGCGCTGACGGGTCAACATTTCGGCGGGGGTGCCTTCGAGAAGCACGCCGCTTTTCGCGTAGGCCGCCTCGATTTGCGCCCGGCGGCGGCGCTGTTGATCGCGCAGGCGGCGCATCTCTTCGGATTCCTCCCGGGCATCCGCTTCCGCTTCGCGCCGCGCCATCTCCGCGTTGATTTCAGCCTGCTGTTCGGCCAGGTCCGCTTGCTGTTGCCCGGCCCGGTAAGACGATACCGCTCCGAATAACCCGGTCGCCGCAGTGAAGGCCGCCGCCAAGACGGGGAGGAAAGCCAGACTCGCCTCTTCGTTTTTCACGGGGATGAAGGCAAGGATCAAGAAAAAATTAAAGGCAAGATGTTTCATGACGCACCTCCATGTATGCCGAGGGCGGACAGGTTGAAAGGGCGGTGCCCGTCGCCGGACAGGCGGATCGAAATCGAGCTCTCCGAGCCACCGTCGACGCTTAACGAATATTCTCCGTGCAGCCGTTCCGCCGGAGAAAGCTGGAGGGCTGCCTGAAACGGGCTTTCGACCCCGTTGATCGCCACCTCGCAGCCTCCGCTTTGCAACAGATACAGCGAAAGCGCCGAGATTCGCTTGAACGCCCCGAAGTCGCCGAGGGCAATCAAGTCAGTCGGCTCCACATTCCAAGCGAATTTGTAGCCGACCGTCACCGTGCCGTCCGTCGCCCCGGGAATCGTCAGAGTGCCCCCTGACATCGTGAACTCGGTCGGGTCGAGTTCCACATCGTCGCGAACAACGGTCAAGCCCGTAGCATCCGCCCAGGGCACAGCAACGCCCGCACTATAATCTTCACCCTCGAACTGCTTTTGCCCGTCCAGATAAACCGTATCCGCGTCCGTATTGCCGAAGAACTCGAGGAAGTATTCGCTGCCGCGCTTAACAACCCCGGCCACAATATCTCCGGCCTCCGAGTAATTTGCCGCCGCGCTCACGATGGTCGCACCTCCGATCTCGATACGGCTCCAACCCTTCACTCGGTTTTCCCGCTCGTAGGTAAACGAAACCGCCGTGCCGTCGTTCTTCACACAAAAAATGTTGCTATAAGGGTGGCGACGAAAGCTCATCTCCTTAATGCCCGGCTTCGTGATGTGATGGGCCAGGATCGACATTTCCGAGGAGAGGTATTGATCCGTCCCGAAATCGTATTGGCTGGACCGGACCCGCTCGGCCTGCCCCTGCACGAAGAACACAAGGTCCGCCGTGACGACCGCCTGAAGGTTCGCGCTCCCGAAATAGGTATGCGTCCGCACGTCGATATTCGTCGGGCTGATGACTTGCGAGGTGTCCCGGGTCCCCATCGTGGACTCGCTATTGTCCGTACCGATCATCAGTTGCCGGGCCGAGCGCATCCAGCGGATCGAGTCGAAACTGTCGCTTTTAATGGTGAACGTGTAAGGGCTGACCTCCGTATCGCCCTCCAGAAAGTTGTTCCAGTCGTTCACCCGGCTGGCCCATACCGTGTTCGGCTTGCGCTTTGTGCCGCCGAACACCATGCGTTCATCGTGGATGGAAAGCGTATTCGGATAGCCGTCTTCATCGGTAAACTGCTCAAGAGCCCAGCGATGGGTAGCATAAACACCTGTGATAGGAGTGATTGGCCGCGCTGTAGCATTCGTTCCGGAAATTACATCGGTGATTTCAAAAAGCTGAAATACATCATTTTTAAAGATCAGGCGCCATGAGCACCCCTCAGTCTCGTAGTTTCCTGTCGGGAAAGACCAATTTGTCAGAACAACTTTCAATATAGCATTGGGGTTGCTGATTTCTCGCTCAATGCTACCGTTACTGGCTCCGTTATCCGAACGGATAAACCCAATCGTCCCCCAGTTTGCTCCCGCGTCATAAGAGGCGCGGAGTTCAAGCAGGCCACTCCATGCAGAGCCTTCCGTGATGAGTTCCACAGTTCCTTGACCATTCACTGGCTTGCTCTCTTGGTTTGATGTCCAGAATCCTTTGAGATCATCTTTCTGGTCGATGACCATCTTCATGATCTTACCTTCGTAACTCGAATCAAGAAATGGAACTGGAGTGTATAATAGAAGCTCTTTGGTGTAGACTCCGTCCGACCTCCAAAAGTTTTCACTCGTTAAATCGTTGCCTGTATTGCCGTCTTGAAGTGAGGTGTGAAATTCGGTCTTCTTGGAATCGATTGCAACGGCTGAATCAATCGAGAGTGTTGGATTTGTTTCAGTCTCCGCATCCGTTTCGGCGCCCTTATAGTTGTAGATCGTCTTGCTTAAGACGAAGTTGGTCGCGCTTTTTCGCTCCTCAACTCGATACATTCCAAAAAGATCACCGTTCGTATCGCTTTCGGTATGAAATTCTCCCGTTCGTGCACTGGTTGTGCCGCCTGATCCAGTCATTCCAATGATCCAGATCAAGTCACCCGCTTCAATCGGAGCCATGGATCCGATGGTTGTAATCTCCAGTTGATACTGGTTGAACCAAGCTGTCTGACCGTGTCCGGTAGACGCTTGAATAGAACCTGCCAGCACCCATTCAGCAGCTATGATTGTCTGTGCAAGCTGAAGCTCTAAAACAACATCCCCTTTTGCGTATGTAGTTGATCCTGAGTAGAAGCTCGAAGTAACTGCAGTAATAGAATAATCGACATTCAAATTCTCCTCAGCAAAAGGACCTCCAAACAGATTCCATTCGTCGATTCTCCATCGATTAGCAGCCTGAGCATCATCAAAAAACCGATTCAGCGTCTGCACCGGATAATCCCCGCCGCAGGTCATGTAGATGAAATCGTTGACCTGAATATGGTGCAGGGCCAGCAGGTCGCCCGGATCATAAACCGTATCAAGGATCTTCGTGCTTGCACCGTCCAGCGTTTGCAATGCCCCCCCCGCGTCGAAAACGATAATATCCGCCGTGGTCGCATCCGTGCCGGCCGATCCGCTGCCGTCCGTGAAGATGATATGGAAGACTTCGGACAGTGAGAAGCGGAAGGGCAAATACTTGACCGGCACCCCGTAAACGTCCGTATCGATTTGTGCCAACAGCTCCGTGGGCGGTCGCCGGGTCACGGCCCCCCAGGGCGTCACCAACATGTTCTTGAGCGACTTACAGCTATTGTGATAGGTCTCAAGGTCGCTGCGAAAATGGAGCTCCGGCGCGATCTCGCCGCCATTGAAGTTCTTACGTATGATCCGGGAGGTTGCCATCGCGTTACCGGTGGGTTCGCCATGCGGAGAAACCGCGCGGCAGGAAAGTTCGGGTTGTCTTGTATTTGCTCTGCAGGCGGCGCGCGTGCGGTTTGACCATGATCTCGTAGGCTTCGAGGACATTGCGCACGATGCCGGGGTCCTGCGTGATATTCTGCGCCGCTTTTACGGCCGCCGCGTGGTAGATACAGTCCAGCAGTTCACTCGTCCATTCAGTCGGATCGTCGCTTCGTTTGATGTAAACGACATGCACGTCCGTGGCGTGACTGATTAACGTGTCGCCCTCGACCTGGTAATCATACTCCGAATCTTGAGCGACAATCTTCGTGTAGGCGCTTTCCGGCAGGGGCGCATCGCCTTCCAGCCGGACCCCGAGAGGACGGAGGCAGTTTTCCGGGAGCGGGTAGCGCTTACGGCCGTCGAAATGGTCCGTCGCTTCCGCGGCAATCGCTTCGGAGGCGATCAGCTCATGCCAGTAAAAGGACCGCTGCACTTCGTCGATCGCGACATAAAGAAAAACGGCCAGCTTGCGGCCGGCCGCCGTGTCCGCCGAAGGGGTGAGCGTCGTGATGGGCGGTTGCCCGAGCAAACCCAGGGAAAGATTCGCCACATCGATGAGGGTTTCGGCTCTGCCTTGCATCTAAAAAAGTGGGAAATTGTTCATCAAGAAATCGTGAAAGAAAAAAAAAGGGACGGGCGAACTTAGCCGCCCGCCCCTGGAACCGATAAACCAAAGGGTTTACGCCGTGGTGATCGTGCCGTGAACCACTTGCAGGTCGTCGACCCGCTTGCAGTCGCAACTCTCGCAAATATATGCGATGTAGCTGAACCGCTGAGTCGGCGCCTCGTCCATGTGAGAGTTGAGCGCTTCGAACTCATTGAGAACAAGCGCTTCGCGAGTGAAGGCGAAGAACTTGTCGGCCGGAACCAACGGATGAACGATGAAGCTGATGCCGTAAATGTCCGGGAATTTGCCCGGGACAAATTTGCCTTCCTCATCGAACGCCTGTCTGTGGGCGAGGAAGTCCGCATCGGTGATCTTGTCATCGTTGTCGATGATGCCGCGCTTCGCCGTGGGCGAGATGAGGCAGAAGATCTGATCGGTGACATACTGGTCCTCGAACAGCTTCACGATATGAGTCATGTCCTTGCGGCCCATGTAGTCGTTTTGAGCCGAGTCGATAACCTGCCCTGCGGGCATGTTGTCCGTCTGCGGAGTGATTTCCGAAGTGTCGCCGTCCACGCGAGTGACCGAGGAGGCGGAAATCCCGTTCAAAACCAGCTGGTCCTGCTGCTTGAAGATTCCGCGCATTCCGTTGCGTACGGTCTTATTTTGCGGATCGACGATCTCTAGGATTTTCTCGCTGCGGTCGAAGCTGTGGCCCCACTCGATGAGCTTGGGCTGCGCGAGCGTCCGCTGGCGGTTGATGTCGTTGTGCGGCGTGAAGATTTGATTGAACTTCTCAAGCGTCTTCGTGGCTTCCGCCTCATACGTCTTGCGAGTCTTCTTGTCGGCTTTGAGGTCCTGAATCGTCAGATCCTCGCCCGCGCCTGCGGAATCGAGATAGACGACGGAACCTTGCTTGTTGTCGCGCTCGCAAAGTTCCCGGAGGACGGAGCGGTTGGGGGCACCAGCCAGATCATTGACGTTGTCACAGAACTGCTGGTAATAGTGGGTCATGTCCGGATTCGGCATGGTAAATATCTCCTTTTGTTGTGGATTGAAACGTGGGTTGAATCATCCGGCTCGGTTGTCCGCATTTCGCGGGGCTCGCCTTGCGTAGGTCGCCACCCTTTGGTCGAGCGGGGCGGAGATAATCCGGTTGTCCTCTCTGCGGGTATATATGCCGCCCAAAAAAAGCGCCCCTGCCTGGAAGTGACAGGGGCGCTTACGTGAACCCGTGGAACCGGTGGAAAAGTCTCAAAGTCGCTTGCGTAGCTCGACGGCCCGTTCGACCAACTTCCGGTGCTCAGGATGCGTCTTGTCCGTCCATGCGGGGTTTTCCTTCAGCGACGCAAGTTCGTCCGAAGCGCTCATGTTTCCGCCTCCGCTGTCGATCCCGTCCTCTCGCGTCGACCGGGACACTTCGTGCAGCATCTTGATGACCCCGAGCTGGTTGATCATCCCGGTCTCCTTCATCGCTTCGATCACGCCGTATTTCTCGGCGACGGCCCGGGCTTCCTTGATGTTGTCATCATACTTCTCGCCCCATTCTTTCCGGAGCGAATCCTCCGTCTCCTTGGCGATCTCGGCCTGGTGGTTTTGAAAATCCTCGTTCATGCGGGTGATTTCCTCCGCATACAGGTCCATCGCCTGCGAGACCTGAGCATCGCTCAGTCCGGCCTCATGCAGCTTACCGAGACGATCCTGAAAGATTTCTTGATCGACCTCCATGCCTTCCGGAGGCTTCCAGGAATATTTGTCCGGACTTTCCGGGACGCCGACAGCTTCGCGGAACGCGGCCTTTTCTTCTTCGCTCGCATCTTCGCCGGGCACTTTGACCATGCCCTCGGTCGCGTTGCCGAGCTTCTTGCGGGCTTCATAGCCGCTTTTCACCGCTTCTTCGGCGCTCTTGAATCGGCTGAGGTAATCGGACATCCCATCCGTATTCACCACGTCTTCGGAGAATCCGGCGTCGACATACCAGGGGTTGGCTCCGCCATCGCCGCCGCCATCGCCGCCGTCGGAACCGTCAGCGCCGTCATTAGGTCCGCCATCACCGCCTCCGCCGTCAGCGCCGTCGCCGGCTTGTTCGCGCAAAAAGACTCGTATCCACTTATTTTTCATCTTCTGATCCTTGGATTAGGTATTTGTCGTGTTTTTCGTGCAGCCAATTGGCCACGTGCTGTTTTCCTTGGTTGAAATTATTCTGCCGCTCGCAACCCGGAGCGAATACCGTTCGCCGATAGCCGCATTCCCGGTCGATGGCCTCCAGCAGTTCCTTGCCTTCGGGCAGTCGGCTGACTTGCTCGACCAGGCGACCGAGATTCGCGGAGCGCAGCCCGGTTCTGGTTTGCTCGGGCATTAGAGCCCTCCTCCTTTCGCCAGCTCATCGATGGGCGAACCGTCCTCTGGGCGCTTGCCGGGGTCGATCTTGCCGACGTGCTGGGCGATTGCCTCTTGCTGCTTGGCCTGCGCCATAGCCTCGGCATCCGCCTGGTCCATTTTTCGGCGGTCGTTTTTCGTCGGAATCAAATCCATGTTCACGTTCCGGCGCTCGAGAATATTGATCGCCCCTTCCTCGGCCTTGAAGACTCGGGAAAATTGCGGATTCTCGGCATCCATCGCCAGAAGCGTGGAAGCTTCCTGGGCGGCCCGGAGCATTTGGTTGACCTCGATTGCCGCCAGCTTCGAATCCACTCGGGACGTGTAAACGATCCGGAAGCCTTCGCCGGCCAAATTCGGGGGAGGGGGATCGATCACCTCGGATTCGATCAGAAGATCCACGACCCGCTCGATCATCGGAGCGAAGCACTCGCTTTGCAGGCGGGACACCATAGGCCCGATACTCGAGAGCTTTTCCTCGGAGAGTTCATCGACTTCCCGGGCGGTCTTTTCCTGATCGTAGCGGGCGGAGACCGCAAGAAACACATCAATAAAGAACTGCCGGTTGACCCGTTGTTCCAGTTGTGTGATCCGGTTGAAAAGCGCGCCCGGGTTGCCGTTGGTCTTGAGTTGAAAGGGTACGCCTAGTTGCGGATCGAAGTAATTCATCGCTCGGGGAGCCATTTCAGAGGTTTCCACCGCCTCTTCGTCCGGGAACCAGACGGGTGGCCATGCCTCCATCTCGTAAGCGTCCATGAAATCCGCTTCCGCTTTGTTCAGCTCGCGAATCGCGGGCAATGCCAGATGCCCGGAGCCATAGCCATATGGGAAGTCACGAACCTTGATAAAGCGAGGGCAGGCAAACGGGAAAGTGCGGAACCCGCCCTGCTCGATCACCTTCTTGTCTTTCCGATGAACGTGCAGCGAACGGTATTTCATCGATCCGCTGTCCCGGCGTTCCGGGTTGTAATTCGGATTCGGCGAGACCTGATGGATAAAATCGTGCTTCTCGCCCTGCTTGGCCGGGTCGCCGTAGCAATCGATCACAGATTTTGGCAACTTGTCCCGCCCGTATCGCTCGACGGCTTGTTCCGCCGTGTATCGGATTAGCCTTGTCACGCCGTTCACGCGGCCGCGCGCGTCTTCGGTCAGGTAAATGTTTCCGCAAATCGGATGATTGCGAAACATAAGTTCGCCCCGTTCTTGGTCCCAATCGGTCGAAATCGATCCGGTCCCGTAGGTTCCGTAAAGCGTGCACATCTCGCCAAACGCTTCCGCGAAATTGCTGTTCTGAATCGCCTTGAGTGCTTTTTTCCCGGCTTTGTCCAGCCATTCCTTCGTCTCGCGGTCCGTATCCGCGTCCGAATCGCTACGCGCCCGGATCGTGAACCACTGGTCCCCGGTCTGCACCAGGTGCGAGAACAAATGTCCGCCCAGCAGAATCGCCGCATCCGTCGGAGCCGAAGACGCAGGACGGTCCGGGGTTTCGTCGCCTCTGGTCCGCTCATTCTGATTCTCATACTCGGGAAGGACATAGAACGTGATGTCATCCAGCCGGGAATCAAAGGTCCCCCTCGCGGATTTAAGCGCATCATAGCCCGAGACAACTTTATCGCCTAGTTCGTCCATCAGACTCCGAGAACGGTTTTATACCCGGCGGCGTTGCGCGAACTCCGCACGGTCTGGTTACGCCCCTGCATTGCGGCCAGCCTCCGGCGCTCCGCGTCTCCCGCCTGCTTTACGTCCTCGTCTTCCGGGGTCGTTTTTGGCGCAGCCTTTGGCGGCGGTTTGAGTTTCGGTACACTGCCTCCCATGCCCATAATATTTTCGAAAATCGTCGGAATTGAAAAAGTCGAGCCATCCGCCGGACTGCGGGCCGCTCCGGTGGTATATATGCCGCCACCAACCGGACCCCTTCACGCTCCGCGATTTCGAGAAATTCACGCCATCCCGAAAGGAAAATGTTTGGCGGTAGCACCCGCCGGCCTCCGAAGTGAAACACCCATCGGCCTCTGCCCTGATCGGTTGCGGCGAGATAGCCGACAAGGCGTTCACCGTGCCAGACCAGCCAGAACCGAGCGTTGGCTGCGATCCACTCGGACTTGCTTTGCAGGCTTTCACCTTTCGCCCACCGAAACAAATCCAGTTCCGGCCATTCCTGTTGCATCTGCTCCAGCGCCCAAAGAATCACGCGCGAATCCCCGGACTGATGCAGCTTCACCGCCATGTCCGCAAGTTGCTTTTCGCCCGGCGTGACTTCGGCCGTTTCCCTGCCATTATGCTTCGCTGCGGAGCCATTTCTCCGAGCGCCCAATACCGGGCCGCGTCAACCAGGTGGTTGTCCCGGTCAATCGGACGATCCAGATACTCGCCCGCCGCGTTCTTGTCCCAGGTGTAGCTCTCGAACTCCCGCTGCATGTTCTGGCTATTTCGGTGGATCATTATCGGGTAGGTGCGCAGGCGGTCGATCCCCGCGAGGATTGAATCCGAACGTTTGATCGTAGGCACAATCTTGAATCCCGACTTCTGGAGTGCCCGGTTGATCTCCGGCCGTGCGCTTTCCGCATGGATTCGCGCGTGCTCCGGGATCCCCATTTCCCGCAACGCGCCCTCAATGCTGGGTGTTTCCGGGTCGAGCGCGTTCGCCTGGGCGACCAGCTCTTTTTCGTAGAGTCTTTCCCGAAGATAAAGCCGGTCCTGAAACAGCGCACACTCCGCGACGGCCGTGGGATCCAGCGAAAAACCATAGTCGATCCCGAACCCCCACCGCTGGCACAGCATCGGGTCCGGCCAATCGTCAGTGATGTCCCACAGCTTGAAAATCGCCCCTTCGCGCCGGCCGCGTCGGCCCAGACCATAGACGGACCAGCCCCATTCGTCCGCCGTGCCCGCGGCTATGTTCTCCGGCGTCGGCTCCATGCCCTCGATCTCCAGCCGGGCTTTCTCCGGGAGCATCGGATTGTCCCGGAATGTCGAGTGGATATGCGCGCAGTCCGTCCGGGGCATGATTCGGTCGAAAATCCAGTGGTAATTCAGCGACGGATTGAAGTCATAGATCATCTCCTCACTCGTCCGCAGGGAGATTTGCCGGTGCGCTTCCCAACTGATCTCCATCACCTCGTTTCCCCAGGAGATTTCGCGCCGGGGCCCGTGCAATTTGGCCGGCGTGTTCGTGCCCCGAAATTGCCAGATCGATCCATTCGGGAATTTATATTCCATGTTCGATCCATTCCAATTCGCCTGCTTCCAGAGCCCGAACTGTTCGGCCATCACAATTTGAAAATCCAGGATAATCGAATCCCGGCACGTTGCCTGATCGTTTCGATAGGCCGTGATACGCCGCTTGCCGCTCATCGCTTTCTCGATCAGATATTGGATGATCGAAAAGGTCTTGCCCGAGCCGGAAGACCCTTCAAGGACCTTGTAAAAGTTCCCCGCCGCGTCCGCTTTTTTTAGGCTGACGTAATTTTTGGTTACGGGAATATCAGGCATCTGGTTTTTAATATCGGACAGCTGTCGTATAATCCCCGTTCTGTGAAATAATCTCATTCACCTCATTGGCGATACTTTGCATTTCTGACAAAGAAACCGAATCGTCAAAACTGTAAACGATCCCCCCTACGTTTTCCTCAACACCTTCGACGCAAATCAGGAATCGAATGCAACCGTGATGAATCGCAGGCTTAACCCTTGTTACTTTAGCCTTGCGGCAGTTATCGACTGCCCGCGACACAGAACCAGACGGTTCGAGACAATTCGTTCGTTCCTCACTCATGCTCGACCTTTCCGTTCTCCAATGAATCCAAATAAGCTTGTTCTACGGGTTGCCAATTACCGCTCGGGTATCGGTCTTTATGGCGATCCCGAAAGTCTTGCCATGCTTGCTTGCATTCGTCGTAGGAAAATCCCCAAGTTTCACAGATTTTTTCCGCTCGAAGCCAATGAATATAGGCCGAGTCGTTATATGTCCCGTCACCGCCGTGACTCAACCCCGGTTCCCACTGAAAAGAACATCCCGCAGCAGTGAGAGCGAGCATCCTTGCTCGTGGAGAACCAGACGCAGCTAGACAATTCGTTCGTTCCTCACTCATGCTAGTGCTCATTGTTATGCCAGACCTGCTTTCTGCGCGAGCCATGTGGTGCCACCGACGACAGCCTCCTCTTCGGACTGCCATTCACCAGGAAGCGCCACACCAGCCGAGCAGGCGGTCACCACCACTTCGAGGCTTTCGGTGTTGATTGTCACTTTCGCCGTGACGCCTTTTTTCAGGAGCCACTTGGCGCGATCTTGGAGGTTTGTGAGAGCCTGGAACTCTTTTTTGTCTTTCGGTTTCATGGTCGTTTTGGGGAGTCGATGGCGGCGGTAGCTCCACTTTATCGTTCTGCTTAAGAAAAGTGATCCAGTGCGTTTGCTGCCGCTTGCCGCTTTTGTGTCCGAAGAGCGGCCGCTCTGGAGTCAGCGCGAGGATTTGCGATACCGGGATTTCGTCGGCGCACCACTTGAAGACGAGCGTTCCATCGGGCTTGAGCACCCGAAAGCATTCCGAGAATCCGGAGCGGATCGTTTCCCGCCAGTCGCCTTTCAGCGTTCCGTATTTCAGCCCTACCCATCCGCTTGATCCGTTGCGCTCCAAGTGTGGAGGATCGAACACCACCAGAGGGAACGACGCATCAGGGAAGGGCAGCGCGGTGAAGTCGCATTGCAGGTCAGGATCGACCACCAGTTCCCGGATTCCGCCTTTGCTTGAGATGTCAGTCAGCGTGTGGGATTCGCGGCGTTTGTCAACGAACAGGCCGCGAGGATCGCGCTTGTCGAACCAGAACATCCGAGATCCGCAGCACGCATCGAGCACCGGCGGCAAAGCAGAACTAGACGCTGGTGACAATGACTGCCCGGCGGGAGTCATTGGCGAGGTGGAAGCTGGAGAGCGGGCAGTCATGTCACATCTCGGTGTTCATCATGTTTACTTTGGGAATGAGTATTTTTAGCTACACGATAATCGTCCCACCCTTGAGTCCATCCATCATTTCGGCCCTTTTCATACCAGAACTCCTTGTCTATTTTTCTTGTTTTAAGCATTTTAATAAGTATCAGCGTCCAAATAATAGTTAGTAGTGTGTTTATGTTCATATAACATCCTTTTGTTGTTTGTCTAAAAGCATAACAAGCCGCGCGGGTAATATCCGACAACAAAGTAAGGATAGCCGCAGGGTTTCGATGGCCATTCGCCATCTGAGTGCGTCCGGCCGGGTCCCACGGGATTTGCGCAGATGATGCAAATATCACTCATTGAGCATCCTTATCTTTCCTCTCTCGAAAAGCACACGGAGCAAAACGCCGTCCTCCCAGGTGAACGCCCAGTTCCCGTTCGGCTGGACTTCAAGCTTTCCTTTTTGCTCCACTTCGCCCTCGGCTGGTTCGCGGCCGCCCAGCACCCAGCGAATGCGCTCTTCGATCCGGTCGTTGATTTTGGCAAGTGCCTGTTGCTTGTCGGCCGCAAAGCCGACCGTGTTCCCTTCGTGGTCGAGTATCATTTTGTTTCTTTGGTTGGAGGTTCGGTCTGCAAGACCATGTTGAATGTCATATCGCCGGAATGCTTGTGCTCATGCCGCTCGGTCCACAGGGCGCGGTGCTTGCCGAGGAGTTCGAGCGCGCGGAGCTTGTCGTGGAACTTCAGGATGAAGTTGCCGTGCTTGTCCCAGGACCATCCCGCAATTGCGCGTCGCACATGCTCCGGAAGCAGGGCGATCTCCGCCGGACTCGAACACTTGTTGGCCACATCGGAAGGATCAAAATGAGCCATCAAGAGTAGTTCCCGCAGGATGCGCTCGCCATTCACCTCCGCTTTTTCATCAACTTTCTTAGCCAACTCCGAAACACGAGACTGAATCTCAGGTTTCCTCAAGTTCTCATAAGCCAGCCGATCAGCCGTCCTCGGCGAGTATCCCGCCCGAATCGCCGCCTGTGTCCCGTTCAGGTCGATCACGTATTCCCGGCAAAAGCGGTCCTGTTTCGGTGTCAGTTTCTTACTCATGATTACCTTTATCTATGCCTCCGGAGATCTTTTGGTGGAATTCTTCGGCTGAAAGCACGTCCTCGAAATTTCCCAACAAGTTGGCGTGGTATCGCACAAAACGGCTGATCGAGTTCATTTGCTCAAAATACGCCTCTTCGGCCTTCGCGTGTTCCCGCCGAAGACGCCGCTGCGTCGACCGTTCGTACATCCTCCAGCAGTTCCGGACGATGGTGGTGATGTAGCTGTGCGGATTCGCTTCGGGATCCAGGTTGCTCCAGTTTTTCACGAACTGGACCGACCAGGCCCCCAGAATGTCTTCTTTCTCCTGAACCGAATACCCCCCGAATTGATCGCGGCTCAGGTACCCCCGGGCGATCTCCAGCCCCAGCCGGCCGAGCCGGTTGGTCATCTTTCCGGCGGCTCGAGAGGCAAGAATCGCAGCTTTCAGTTCTTCGGAATCAACTTGCATCACGGATCACCACACAAACGCCGGGAGCGCCCCGGGTTAAAGTTTGGTCGCATTCCCACATCACCCGCCGGTCACCGTCGTCGACGCCGAGCCAGTTTGCCA